TCACATCCAGCCACGAAGTTGATGCTCAACAGCAACCACGTATTCATCGAATAATGACGATATTTGCGAATCATTAATGATGCGCACGTTTACAAAATATCCGTCTTCCTTAACACATACCGGTTCGCCATCTTCAGTCAGTTCTCCGGTTTCTTTGTACACGTTACCTATCACGTCAATAAGAATATCATCCTGCATCGACTCGTCATCATAATAGCCAGTGCTATCCATAAAGGCCGAAAAGTCGGCCCTGTCGGCAAATTTGAGTGTTAAATCTTTCATTAGATTGACTCCCCCACCTGAGCATCAGTCAATGCCTTGTGCCATATTCTGAAATTCCTGACATGACCAAATAAATGACGTAACCCGGCTGTAGTCTGGCCTCCAATACGGATAATTGCGGTGTTCTGAATACAGGACCATGTGGTTTTTGTTTCGCTGGATATATGCCCGTTACTTACTGAGCACGTAGACTGCTCTGACTTTACACGCATCCCCATAACCATTTTTTCAAGCGATGCGTTTTCGTTTACCCGTCTGTTAGCTCCTCCAATATCGCAATAAGGAAATCCGTCGTAATCTGTTGAACGACCGAAGCCAAGAATAATAGCCGCTCCGGTTTGATGACCGCCGGTATCAAAAACACGTGGCGCTGCATTTGGCGTTTTATACCAGTTCTTATGTACCTCACAAAGAACCGTAAAAGGAAGATTATAAAGGTTATTCTTGATTGGGACTGTCACCATATCGCTTGCGCGAGTGCTTGCAGTTATATCAGTTACAATAAATGACGAAGCACTTGATCCACCTTCCACTTGTGGAGTTGCGATATCCAGATAGTCTCCAGATGCTGTGCCTGAACCTTTTACAGGAGCGTATTGAACCATCGCACCAATCATGCTCTCTGTATCTAGTGCATTAATTGTAGCCTGATAGAAAATCCAACCAGTAACCTCATCTTTTACAGCCTTTGCAATAATACGGTCTGCAGCAGTACCAGCTTTATCAATTACAAGTGTTGATAAATTGAGGTAAGCATCTCCCAAAAAAGTGTAAGTATAACCATCATGGTGTTCAAATCTTAAACGACACCTTACATTTTCAACATCACTTCTTACACGGCATGAAATGGTCACATATTTTTCATCACCTGTGACATCAAACCCTTTACTGCCAGAAACCGTTACGATATTAATAGCACTTGTCTGACCAATAAGAGTATCTTTTACAGTAAATCTCCCATAAGTAAAATTAAAAGAATCCGTGGATATTTCTGTGAGTTCCAGATTGCCTGACTTATTCCATTTAGATGGATTTGTTGAATTAAGCAGAAGATTAGTTCTTTGCCCCTCAATAAGCAGGCCATCACGTTCAAATCGTGGCTCGTCAATGGCAGCCTCTGTCAGCACACCAGATTTGTTAATATAGGTTGCTTTCGATGCACGTTTAAACTTAACAATCTTGTCGCCAGGCATCGTTATTTCATCGTCACCAATAACAATTTTTTTATATGATGGCGAAAAGCCCGTAATCATATCCAGCGAATCGTTAAATGGTATCCACACATCAGGCAGCGGCTGTAAGACATATTTATACGGCTCCGCAGCCTGGCTTGCGTACTCTCTGGCTGCATCTTCGCTTGCTTTAGCTGCCGTCTGGCTTGCTGCCGATGCTTTCGCTGAGTTCGCAGCCGCTGTTTCGCTCACCTTTGCGTTGGTTTCACTGGTTTTTGCTGCTTTTTGACTGTTAGCTGATGCAGTGGCAGAAGCAGCCGCCGCGCTTGCAGAACCAGCTGCAGCACTCTCGCTTTCGGCTGCTGCATCCTGACTGCTTTTCGCCGCAGTTTCGCTGGCTTTTGCATTCGTTTCGCTGGTCTTCGCTGCCGTCTGACTGGACTTTGCGTTAGTTTCACTCGTCTTCGCGGCTTTCTGGCTGTTAGCCGCAGCAGTTGCTGATCCAGCTGCTGAAGTCGCAGAACCGGCTGCCGCGCTCTCGCTTTCGGCTGCTGCATCCTGACTGCTTTTCGCCGCAGTTTCACTGGCTTTGGCATTCGTTTCGCTGGTTTTCGCTGCCGTCTGGCTGGACTTTGCGTTGGTTTCGCTCGTCTTTGCGGCTGTCTCGCTGTTTTTCGCGTTGGTTTCTGATTTTTTGGCTGCTGTCGCGGAGTTTGCCGATGCAGTCTGTGAGGTCGCTGCCGCCTGTGCGCTGTTAGCTGCATTCGTTTCTGAGGTTTTCGCCGCGTTCTTCGATGATGCCGCTGCAGTTTCGGATTTCTTTGCCGCCGCTGCGCTCTGAGAGGCGGCTTCAGCGTTGCGTGCCGCTTCTTCCACCATTTCCTCAAAACGACGCAATGCCTCCGGCATGACATCATCTTCCGTCATGGCACCGAGAAAATCATTCAGCGTACCTGGTCTGGAACCTTCATAGACGGTAATGGTCCCGGCATGTGAAGGCGGAAAACCTTCAACCAGCAGGGTGACGCTGTACTGACCATGCTCAACATCCATGCTGTAACGTCCGGCTTCATCCGGATTTTCAGAAGCCACCGTGTTCACCAGTACCGTGGTGCTGTTACGCTTTGCCTTCAGTTGAATAGTGCAGTTCTGTATTGGTTTTCCCGCACCATCTTTCAGCACACCTGAGATTTTTACTGCTGCCATATCCACTCCACAAAAAAGCCCGCCTGAACCGGCGGGCTGTCATAACACTGTGTTACCTGGCTAATCAGAATTTATAACCGACACCCACGATGAAACCGTCAGTGCGCCAGTCGCCACTGCCGGAGCCTTCATAAGCAATATCAATGGCCACGGATTCGGTCGGGTTAAACTGCACGCCAGCTCCCCACGCCAGAGACGTGTTGCTGTGGCGATCGTCATCACTTCCGGTCAGCACATCGTGCGTTTTCCCCTTGTTGTCAGTTACGCGGAGATAATCCCCGGAGAACGTCGAAACACGGCTGTAAGCCACACCTGCCATCGCATAAGCACTGAACCATTCATTCACGCGTACAGATGGCCCCGCCATCATGCTGAACCAGCGGTTACGCACTGAATCTTCATGCCAGCGGGTATCGCTGTAATGCGTTTTTTGCTCATCTTTGGCATTGGCATAACTGAATGACGTCACCAGCCCCAGCGTGTCCGTAAATTCATAACGGTATTTCACGTTAATGCCCTTCAGGTCATCACTGCCTGGCATATCAGTATGGGTCTGAAGATACCCGGCGCTTAGTGTGGACTGATGCTCTGCTGCGCTCGCTGGCGTACCAGCGGCAACCAGCCAGACTACTGCGGACAGAATAACAGCACATAATTTACGCATAATTACCTCTCGCTTTTCTGCAATAAAAAAGGCACCATTTCTGGTGCCCGTATCTGGGTTATAAAATTCAGCTAATCGTGATGCCTGTAGTGGCTTTCTTCATCACCACAACCAGCAAATCGCTGATACTTGCTGTGGGATACCAGTCATTTACCAGCCATGCTGACACCGAAAACTCCAGCGTCATGTGACCGTGACCGGCAGGCATATCAATAACGCCACTGTAAATCAGCGTATTATCCAGCGCGGTACGGTTATAAATTTCAGCACCGTTTTTCCGCACTATCAGACGGCATGAGGAGTAAATATCAGTATGCTCTCTCTCATGTTTAGCGCCGCTGAATGCCACCGCCGGAATAACAATCTGCCGGTCAAACGGCTGATCGTCATAAACCCTGACGGTAATGGTCCCTGATGGCCACCGCTCCGGTGCACGGGAGTCCCGGGGGAAAGCTTTGCCCACTGTTTTAACGAGATCGCCTTCAATCTGGTTCGCGGACAGTTTTCCCAGAACCCGGCAGTTCTCGTTAATCGTGACGTTGTTGAGCGTCCCGGAGTTCGCATTCACGTTACCGCTGATATCGGCATTTTTCGCCGTCAGCCGCCCGTCCGGTGTCAGGGAAAATGCCGGAGGATTACCGCCGCTGGTAATGGTGGGGGCCGTCAGGCGCTTCAGGAACACGTCGTTCATGAATATCTGGTTGCCCTGCGCCACAAACATCGGCGTTTCATTCCCGTTTGCCGGGTCAATAAACGCGATACGGTTAGCGGCAACCAGGAACTGGCTCAGTTTGCCTTCCTCCGTATCCTCCATGCTGAGGCCAAGCCCCGCGACATAATGTTTGCCGTCTTTGGTCTGCTCAATTTTGACGCCCCACATGGCATTCCATTTATCGTTGGCGTCCTTCCACTCTTTCGAAAACTCCTCCAGTTTGCTGGCGTTATCTTCCGTCAGCTCAAAGTTTTCCAGCAGTTCCTTGCCGAGATGCGTTTTATTGATCAACCCTTTATAAAAATTCAGATAACCTTCCGCATCATCGCTCGCCCGACCAACGGCCTCCACAAATGCCGATTTACCAACGGTGTTCACGCTGCGGATATAAAAGTAATAATCATAACCCGGCTTAATATTGCTACTGGCGGCTATACAGTACAGCGCCGTACCAAGATAACGCGCGCTGGTTTCAACCTGCCTGATATCCGCAATCCGCTTTTCCGAGAACCAGAACTCAAACTGTACCGTCGGGTCATAAACGGCAAGATGCGGCGTGGCGGTTATCTGAAAATAGCCCGGCGTCAGCTCAATCCGCGACGGTGCTGCCGGTGCGGCAATCCGGAAGGTGGTGGTGGCAGGTTCACCCTGCTGGCCATAGCTGTTTATCGCCCGCACCGTCAGGGTGTATTCCCCGAGCGGCAGGCCGCTGAAACGGTGCTCCGTGTCTGCGGTGATGGCGGTGGTCACCAGTCTGGCATCCGTTCCCTTACCACTGGTCAGGCGCAGACTGAAGCGCACGCCCTTCACCACCCGCGGCGTGTCCCATTTAGCCTGCGCCAGATACTGGCCGTCAGCTGCGCTCACCTCCACCGTCAGGTGCTGTACTGCCGGTGGGATGACGCTGTTCAGGGAGCCTGACTGCGGCTCAAAGCGGGCACCGTTATCCACGATGGCTTCTTTTTCCGGTACGTGCTGCACCGCCGTGATGGCAAAGGTGCCGTCCGTGTTTTCCCGGATGGAGACACAGCGGAACAGGCGACGGCGCAGTGACGGCAGGGAGAGTCCCCACACCCCGTATGTCTCCACACCATCAGGCAGGGTACTGACCTGTATCCGGTCCGGCGCGGGGTGTTCGGTGATGTCCACACTCACTGGCTTACCGCTGCCGTTAATCAGGTTCACCGTGGCGGCACCGGTCTCCGGAAGTGTCACTTCACGGTCCAGCGTCAGGGTGCGGGTGGCAGCATCAATGGACAGGACACGTCCGCCGGTCAGGGTCCCGGCATAGTCGTTATCACAGATTTCAATGATGTCACCGGGTGTGTGCCGCAGCCCCTGAGACCCGAGCGTGAAATCCACCGTCTGCGTTTCCAGCAGTTCGGTCTTTATCACCCACAGTCCGGCACGGTGGGCCTGACCGCGGCTGGTACAGCCGAACGCGTCCATCTTCAGCAGGTTGCGTCCGTAGCGCAGTATGGCTTCCGGGTCTTCCACCAGTTCCGTGGAGGTCTGCCAGCCGTTCTGCGGGTCGGTGTAATTCACCTCCACCGCCGTGTGCCGGTCCTTCAGGGCACTGAAGCTGTAGCGGAATCCCACGCCGTTATCATCCACCACCACATCGCTGTTGGTGTACGGCCACACCACATCCGACGGGCGGTCCTGAACGAACGTCAGCGTCTGACCGTTCCATACCGGCATACAGCGCATCGCAGAGCAGAAATCACTGAGAACGTCCCACGCCTTACGCTGTTGTGCCAGGTACGCATTAAAGGTCATCCGCGGCTCGGTCCCCCCGAAACCATCCGGGACCGTCTGATCGCAGTACTGCCCGATGGCATACAGCGCCCACTTGTCCACATCCGCCGCCTCCAGACGTTTTCCCATGCCGTAGCGCGGGTGAGTCAGCATGTCCCACAGGCACCAGGCCGGGTTGTTGCTGTATGCCGGTTTCAGACTGCCGTCCCAGATACCACTGTACGTGCGTTTTTCCGGGTCATAGTTTGACGGCACCTGGATGATACGACCGCGGATATGGTAGTTCACCGTCATCTGCTGGCCGCCGAACTGCTCCGCATCCACCTGCAGCCCCACAATGGCCGTGTTCGGGTAGCACTGTTTCACATCGATGATTTCGGTGTATGACGACCACAGCGTCTTATTCTGCAGCTGGTCCGTGGTGCTGTCCGCCGTCTCCCTGACCATCCGGATGTTAAAGGGCCGGGGAGGCAGATTATCCAGAATCACCGAGGCCAGGAACTGTGAGGTGGTCTTGCCGTTAATGGTGACGTCCTTTTCCGTCACCCAGCGGCCATTACGCTGTAACTGAATCAGAATCCGGACAGAGGAAGGATTACGGTCGCCCTTTGACGTGGTCTGCACCAGTGACTGCACCCCGAAGGTAACCCGCAGGCGGTCAATGTTCGCGGACGTAATGGTGCGCGTCACCGGTTTTGCCTTCGTCACTTCCACGCCCAGTCCGGTTTCAGCTCCGGAGGACTCAAAGCCTTCCGGTGGTGTCTGCTCCTGCTCCCCGGCGCGCCAGACCGCCGTCACACCGTGTATCACGGGATTGCCGTCCGTGTCCGTCAGTGGGGTTTTGTTCACCAGAATACTCTGCAGTCCCTTCACCGGACCTTCTATCGGTCCCTCACCAATCGCATCAATCACACTCATCATCTGCGTGGATTTGAGATTATCCTTCGCCTCACGAGGCGTGTGTGCCTTACCGCCACCTTTTCCCATACAGCCTTCCCCTGAATAAATTAACCGCCACTTGCCATTCCGTACAGAAGTCGGATATCCTTCGCCCGAAAAGCATGAAACACATTTCTGCCATGCTAAAGAGAAACCCCGGTATCAGCAGATACCGGGGTTTTCTTTCATGCCCACCGATAATCCTGTTGGTTAAAACCGGTAATGGCATAAAAATTCTGAATATCTTCACATTTTCACACACTGACTGTGGCGCTTATAATTTCGCTGCGTTAGTGTTTTTTTGCCCGAGTAACAAAAACAACTCCTTAACATTGATCTTCATTTGTCTGTCCCCGCAGCTCCGCGATCACTGCGGGATTTTTTTATGTTTTATCCCTGTCGCCCGATAACCACGACCGTTCCGCCCCCGCCTTCATCACGGGTGCTGATGTCCTGGGATATACGGCGGGAGCCAACCAGCATTTCCCCGTAAGGCACCGGCATCGGGTTCCCCTGGGCAATCATGTTATCCAGCGAGGAAAAGTACGTGTTCTGTCTGCCGTTATCCGTTGCGCGGTAATCCGGTGTTTTTGCCTTCGGGGCCAGCATCTGGGCCACACCGCCCAGAATCATGCTGGCTCCAAGTGAAAACAGCATCGTGGTGGCAGAAAAACCACCGGCTGCCAGGGCTGAACCCCATAACGCCATTGATGCCCCGGCAGTGAAGAAAGAGCCCACGATGGCTGCCGCCCCCAGCACAATCTGCAGTCCACCCTTTCCGGCCCCGGCCAGTCGCGGCACAATATGGATGACCGTTCCCTCACCCAGCTGTTCGTGAAGACGGGCGTACACCGCCTCCGGTGCCGTGTCATAACCGGCAATACGTATCTGGTACCAGCCTTCGTTCATCTGACGGCGAAAGCCCGGCACCTGTAACGACAGCGCCCGGATGGCTTCCGCTGCCGTGTTCACATACAGGCTGAGGCGGCGGCCAAATCGTTGTAAATCCCCGTGAAGGCAGATGCGTGCCAGTGGCGGTGACGCCAGACAGAATGCGTTCGTCGTTGCCATTTTTCGGAATACCTCTCCCGTTTACTCAGTTGTTCAGGCAGATGGTGAAGCAGCTCACCGTTGCCGCAGTAAATGGCGGCATGGTTCGGTACCGAAGCACCAAAGCAGCACAGCAGAATATCGCCCGCCTGTGCAGAGGACAGGGGCACCCGGTAAAAGCCGGTGACCGCCATATTGTCCAGGTACAGGTTCTGGCCGTTGCGCCACCAGTCATCCTCGCGATGAAAATCCGGCATATCAATTCCCGCCAGATGGTATGCATCCCGGAACAGCGTGTAACAGTCCGTCACCCCGTGCTCAAAGCGCCGTCCTGTCAGATGTGGCACACAGCGGAATTTATGAATTTCCCCCCGGCAGACCAGCCACCAGGGCAGTGCGCTTTTTATCTGCAGCCGCCGGTCAGCCTCGCTCAGCCAGGGCAGCTCACCGGGATGACTGTGGACCAGTGCCACAATCTCCCCCTGCATCTCTGCCCGCAGCCAGTCTTCCGGTGCGATACGAAAATACGCCTCCGGCTCTGCGGAAATATTCACACAAGGGATATACCGCTCCCCCTCCGGCGTGCTTATCACGAAGCCGCACGACTCCGCAGGCGCACACCGCCGGGCATGCGCCAGAATCGCTGATTCAGTCTGTGTCATAAACCGGGATTTACTGCGAAAGTTTATTAATGGAAAGGAAACCGCCAAAATTGCCGACATTCCTGCGCAGTTCACACCCGCGCATGCACTTGCTGCATCTGTCCTTACGGATATCCGTGGTGGGTTTATCGAACTCATCCGCCACAGCCCCGCCCGTGTAACCACACTCATCAGAGCGGTAGGTCCACATACAGGTGTTCGCCAGCATGATACGACCGGGAAACTGCGCTCCGTCCGTCTCGGTCGGTGTGGCCAGCACAAACGAGGCCGTCATGGCTGTCAGCTGCGACATCTGCTCCACCACCCAGCGGTCGCTCAGCTCCTGCTCCGGGTCCGCTTCCGGATTGCCCGCCACAAAATTCACCGCATCCAGAAAACGGGCATACACCCGGCGGCGGACCACCGTGGCCCCCACCAGACTCTGCAGGTCTTCCGCCATCCCGGTGACAAGGCCGAACAGATTGGACACCGTCAGCGACGGTCTGGCACTGCTGCCTTTCCCGTTCATTTCAAAGCCGCTGCCATCAATCGGGTACGCCTCATACTTACGCCCCTGCCAGGTGACCGGCTCCCCTTTTTCATTCAGCTCATTACAGAAAAAATACCGCTCACCGCCCTGTACCGTCAGGTCGATTTCCCAGAGTACCACCCGCGGTGACTGCTCTGATTTAACCGACTCGTTCAGACTTTCTTCGTGAATATCCTGCATCAGTTCACCACCTGCTCAATCGTACAACTGAAATCACTGTACCTGGCGTTATCTGTGACGCTCCACTCCCGGCATACCACCCTCACCGTCCGGTTATGTTTCGGCGGTCGCCACAAAAAGGCACGGTAACCACCATGCCACGATAAAAACTCTTCCAGCCATCGCCGGGTCGCCTCATCCGTCACCCGGAACACCGCCTGAAACGTCTTCAGTCGGGCATTAAGTCCCGTCGGGCGGCGCTGTTCATAACCGTCACCAAACCGTACCCTCGCCACCGACGGTTTCTCACTCACCTGCATCCCTTCACGCGGGACCAGATGCAGCGTTTTTATCTCAGCCACTCAGCATTCCTCCGTCACGTCGCATGGACAGCATCACCGCCTGCACCCGCTGGTCAATCAGTTGCACAAGGCTGCCCGCAGCTTCCGGCCCTATCTGGCCATTAGTCCCGTCATTCTGAATGGCGATATGGTAGACCGGGGAATACACCAGACCTGCACTGCCGTTCATACTGCCCACCGCTCGCACACCCAGCGAGCCATCCGCCGCCCGGGTCAGGGGCATAATGGCTTCAGGACCGGCCTCCCCCATCAGTCCCGCCCCTTTTGCAAAGGCAAAGTACGTGGGCGTATCCACAATACTGTTGCTGTACGCACTCAGGTTTGCCGAGGTATACACCCCGCCTTTTGCATTGGCCACCGCACCGCCCAGCCAGCTACCAATACTGCCGATAAATCCTCCCGCTCCGGACATACTGTTTGCCGCCGTCTTGATCCCGTTGACAATCGCGGCATTCATAAGAACTTTTGATATTTCCTGCAGCACTGATGAGGCCCAGCTGCGCCATTCCACTTTATTTCCGTTCAGCATCTCCGTGATGTTATTCACCATCCCTGAGATACCCTCCGTCGCCAGCTGTGCTGCCTGTGAGGCGTAATCGGACGCATTATCCACCCAGTTACTGAATCCCTCCTGCAGCCCTTTCTGCCAGTCCGCACGCTGCACATCCGATTCGGCATAAAAGGCTTCCTGCTCTTTCAGACGTTCACTCAGATACTGCGCGTTCTGTGCCAGAGCCTGTCTGTAAAAATCCTCACTGATATCCCCGGTCTGATACTGAGACTGAAGGTCCGCATCCTTCTGGCGGAAACTGTCGCGGATCTGCTGCAACTCCCGCATGCGTTCACGGAGCCGCTCTCCCTGCCCGTACCCCAGCAGTTCCGCTTCATTTGATGCACGCGCAGCCACATTATCATTCTTCAGGGTCTCTTCCCGGGACCGCAACTGCTCCCGGATTTTTTGCTGGTCAATCAGGGCCGCATTGCGCAGCAGTTCCTGCTTCTGCATCTCCGTCAGGGTTTTCAGTTCGCCCTGCGCAGTCTGGTATTTCAGCTTCGCCAGCTCTGTATTCTGCCCCGCAAGTGCCAATTGCTCTTTCTGCTGCTTCAGCAGCCGGGAAAAACTGTCTTCCGCTTTTTCCGTCTCTGATTTTCCACCCCGGGATTTGGGTTTATTCGCCTCGTTATTGCGCCAGGCTTCCAGGGCATTACTGATATAACGTTGTCTCGCCTCCTGATACGGTTCACCCACAAAACCGAGGTCATCCGCCGCATACCCCAGTCGGACACGCTCTTTTTCTTCCCCTTTCAGTCTGGACAGGGCCAGCTCACGCTCTGTTTTTGTCAGGGCACTCTGCTGTTTATCATCCAGAGTGGCCTGTGGCAGCCGTAACGGCACATTCACCAGTCCCTGCCGCTGCTGAAGCAGTTCATTACCCAGCCCCAGCAGACGGTTGAATTCCGTATGCTGACCGTTCATAACCAGCATGGACTGGTACACCTTATTCTGCTCTGCCGCCTGCTGACGAATTAACGCCACACGACGGTCTTCCAGCCCGGCAAGCACATCCTGAATGGACTGCGCTTTTTCCTGCATCTGTGCCAGACGGGACTGCTCAACGGCAAGCTGCTCTGTTGCCTGAGAAAGCCCTTCCGTCACGGTCTTCACCGATGTCAGATGGTTTATCATGAATCCGTCACCGGTTGTCCAGCCAGGGTTAGCCAGAACATACTGATATCCAGCGATTTTTTCCTGCAGGGATTTCACCCGGCTGGCCTGTTCATCAATCAGCCGGTTCTGCTCTGCCAGCGCCGCCCGTGTTCGTCCTTCATTATCTGAGGCTTCAGGCAAAGACATTGACGGCGTTTTATGCGCGATTTCATCTATCGTCAGTGCATACTGGCGCGCTGACTCCCTGGCCTGCTCCTGATTCTGGTACAGCGTATACCATGCTGCTGCCCCCAGCATCACCAGTCCGGGTACGCCACCAACCAGTCCCAACGCACCAGTCATCAGACGTGAGCCCACCGCCGTTGTACTGTTCAGCGCATTCTGGGCTGCGGTTCTGGCAGCAATATTTCTGTTCAGGCGTTCCTGTGTGGCCGCCAGACGGGCTTCTGCAGCAATCTGCATCTCCGTCCCGCGGGCTGCCGCCACAGCCTGCTGTGCACGGTACACGGCTGCCCTTGCCCGCGCCGTGGCAATCTGCGTCCCCCTGAGCTGTGCTTCCGCCAGTGCCACTTCATTACGTGCTGCCGTCACAAGTCCTGCCGTGGCAGACACCGCTCCGGAGGCCATATTGCCAAAGTACCGGGCAACCCCGACGGCAACCAGCGCCCCCGCGGCTGTTGCCACATTATCAATATTACCGGCAACACCGTTCAGCACGCCGGAGAGCGTTTTCGTCGCTCCGCTGGCTTCATTCGCGCCACCCACCCAGGCCATAAAGGCGTTTTCCACCTTTGTGATCCCGTCAGAGACCGTTTCCGGCATGGCGGCATATTCATCACGCAATACCCCCAGCTGGCTGATTAACGCAGGAACGACTTTATCCGCCGTCAGTTTGCCGTCGTCCGCCATCGCCTTAAGGTCTTTACGGGCCACGCCCATACCCGCAGCCAGTGCACGTACGATCCGGTCTCCGCTTTCATTGACCGAATTAAATTCCTCACCGCGTAACACACCCTGTGCCAGCGCCTGGCTGAACTGGGTGATCACCGAGCCCGCCTCTGCCGTACTGGCACCGGAGATTTTCAGCCCCGTGGAAATGGCCTCCGTCACCTTCAGCACATCATCAGCACTGTAACCATATTCACGCATTGAGGCTGCCGAGCGGGCAAACAGGGCCGCATTATCTGAAAATGCCGTGCCCGTCCGCTGGCTGATATCCATCAGCACTTTCTGTGATGACGAAAATTCATCGGATGACTGCGACGCCTGTTTCAGTCGGGCATTCACGGAACTCCATTCATCGGCCAGAGAAATCAGGTGTCCGGTGGCAAAGGCACCTGCAAATGCCCCCGCCGTTCCGGCAGCTGAAGCGCGGATTTCCGTCAACTGGCTGTTCAGCTCAGCCAGGGCGCGTCGCTGCTCCCGGGCGACTGCGGCAGCCTGACGCCCGCCATTCTGCAGGGTCCGGTAATATTCACTGCCCATGCGGGAAGCCCGCTGGATCTCCGACTGGAATGACTGCGAATTTGCCGAAATTTTGATAATCAGTTCACGTAACGTCGCCATTCACCTTTCTCCGGGCGTAAAAAAACCGCCTCAGCGGTTCTCATCATTCATGACTGTGCTGCAAAGCTCAGCGCGTCTTCCAGCGCCGCAAACGGATCCACCTCCGGCTTATCCTCATCCTCGCCCCAGCAGAGCATGGCGTCCTTCAGTGCAACATTCATCCCCTGTGCCCCAAAAACCGCTTTCACGATCTGTGCATTACGGATATCCCCGCGCTCATCACCCAGCGGGGATACCCTGTCGAACTCCATCCACATCATCGCCTCGCTCACACTCAGGCTGTGCCGCAGTTCGGATAAGGTGCGCCCCAGACGGAGCGCAAGTCGCATCAGAAAGCGAATTTCCGGGCGGGCTACTTTTTTCTGGCCGACTCTGCATCAGCGATCAGTTCCAGTGCCTGACGCAGCAACCGGGCATGTACCGGACCATAGACGGCCAGCACCTGCTCACGGTCGTCCGGAGCGAACACCCGCTGCAGATCCGTATCACACAGGACATCGCAGAACAGCGTCACATCCGCTTCCAGGTTACGGCGGGTTTTCGCCACCACCGACAGGGTATCGTCATCCTCTCCATCACCATTGAGCACTTCCTGCCACAGATACCAGGCCTCTGCCGAAGGCTCCCGCAGCACCACGCTGACATTACCCCATTCCGGCACCTTCACCGTTTTATGACGAAACCCTGACAGTCTGGCCAGCGCCAGCGTTTTCAGATCCTTTTTCATGATGACCCATCCCCTTATCCGGCGGCTGCGCTCACTGTCACGGTGCATTCAACAGACGTCACACTCTGTGCTTTCTCTGCCGAATCGGTCACCACGCAGGTATATTTCCCCGCATCAGCGGACTGCGCACCTGGCTTACTGAAGGTGTCTGTCGTCTGCCCGTCAACCGGCTGACCATCCTTCTTCCAGGCGTATTTATACGGCGGCGTTCCCCCGTTGGCACTGACTGACATTGTCAGCAGCGCACCTGTATTCACGGTAAGTGTTTTATCCAGATTTTTCACAAACGCCAGCGGTACCACAAAGGACACCGGTTTGCCTTTCATACGCAGTGAAAACGTTGCTGCCACCACGCCGTTGGTACCGGATGACCAGGTGTGCTGACGCACTTCCGCCAGGAACTTAAAGCCCTTACCGGACGGAAACAGCACCTTAAACGCATACAACGCGTCATTGTCATAGGCATCACGCAGGGCGTTCTGGGCCTGATTCAGATAAAAATTACCCGACATGGAAATCTCAGACGACGCCCCCAGACCGTTGATGTTCTCCTGCTCGGTGGAGCAGAGCGTGGTCACATCAATATCCTGTTTCTGACCGGCGGTGAACTGGACTTCCTTGATGGTGCAATCCAGGCGCAGATATTCCGCCTTATCCATAGTTTCAGCAGTCGCCGGGGCAGATGAAATCATCACCTGCGTCAGCTGTGAGCGTTCATACAAAGCAGACATTCTGCCTCCTGATAATAAAAAACCCGCACGCGGCGGGGTATGGTTTTGTAGAAAAAAGAAAAAGTCACACCGTGACCTGAAACTCCAGGGTTGCACGGTAACAGCGGTTTTCCGGAATATAGTCCTGCATTTCACTGACGGATCCCGGGGCCAGCAGCATTATGGCTTCACGGGCGTCCTGACGTATCTGACGCGCCTGCGTCACAGTCCCGGCATAAACGTCTATCTGCACCGACACTGAGGACTCCGCCTGCCCGCCCATCACGTCCGCTGACACCGATGAAATCAGGCTGAAAACCACCCACGGAAGCGCCACCGACGGCCTGCCATCCAGCAGGGGGACCACATACGGGTACACCTGCCCGCCGGCAAGATGCGCCAGATGAGGATACAAATCCGCCTCCGTCATCGTCTCAGTACCTCATCAATGGCCCGGTTCATCCGCGCAATCGCCACCTGAGCTGCCTGTTCACTGCGCACATCAAACGCCGGGCGCACAAACGGGTGCGGTGGCATATTCACAGTCCCCATTTCCACAAACCGCCAGTAGAAAGCATTGCGCGGGTTATCCGCCTTCATAGTGTTATCGCTGTTACCGGTGTCCGGATTAACACCACGGATATGGACACCGGATTCCATCCCGCCATCGCGGGAGCGCCGGGAAAGGATCACCACATTGCGGCGCAGTTTTCCCCTGCGTACCGGTGCCCGTGACACCACTTCTTCTTTCAGCACATTCGCACCCGCACGGGTTGCCTCACGCAGCACCCGGTTATTTTCCGCACCACTCAGAAGCTGCAAATCGCGGCTGATGTCCTCCAGCCCCGAAAAATCCAGCAGGGTTTCGATCATTTTTCCCCTCCCAGCCGACAGAGAATTTCCAGACGCCCGCCGGTCGCATCCGGCACGGGCAGCCCGACAACGTTCAGGATCCGGTCACGCCATGGACCACTCAGCACATGAAGTCGTGACGCTGCCGTGATTTCCCGACCGGACTGACCGCGCACCCAGATGCGGATTTCCGCCTGCGCCATTTCCGCACCGGACTGCATCCGCTCCCGGCTGCTCCTGCCACGGATATCCGCATGAATTTTCCCGCATGACACCCATTCTTCCGTCATTTCTCCGGCAGCGTTACGGGTTAACACCGGATTCAGAACACTTATCATCTGTGTCAGACGACCTGCAGATATTGCCATTCCCCCTCCTCATAACACCGTCGGACAACGCAAATCGTAAATCAGCACGGAAACAGAAAACGGCAGCTCCCCCTGAAGCAGTTCTTCCCGCTCCGCAAGATCCGGATTCCGGTACAGCATCCCGGTCAGTCGCATGGCAGCCCCCTTCATCCGGGTTAATGCCTCGCCCGGGATCAGTTCACCGTCCTCACGGATCACTTTATCCCGGCTGCCCTGAATGTAGGCCAGCAGCACGGCGGTAGCCTGACGAACCTTGTCCATCAGCATGTCATCATCCGCGTCATGGTCGACACGCAGATGTGCCTTGATCTCTTCCAGTGTCAGTAATGCCGTCATTTTCCGCCTCCTGCATCCCGCCCACGTTTTGCAGCCAGGGTCCAGGCTGATGAATGAGCTTCTCCGGGTTTATCTTCGGTCATACTGTTGCAGTGCCACAGCGAGCCCCCCCACGTCACCGTATCGCCGGGGTGGTAGGTTTCACCGGCTCTGAACACACCGCGGTAGAGCATCACCGGCAGGGAAAATGTTTTTTCCGTACGCTGGCCACTGCTCTGCCGGACCACCACAGAGAACAACCGCTCACCCGTCATGCTGACGTCAATATCCGCCACCCCGTCAACCAGGCATTCCCATCCCCGCATCCCGTGCGTTTTTTCATACGCCCGCCAGAGTCCGCCCTGGTGTGTGGCATACGTGCCCCGGGGAAAGGATTTTTGATCGTCAATGGCGGGGAGTATTTCCAGAGCCGTGGCATCACGCCCGTCCTGCGGAGCCGGCAGGGCACTCACCGCATCCAGAACCGCCTTCTGCAGAACATCCGGATCGTAGTCACGACCATCACGCGGAACATGAATATGGCTTACCGCCTCCTTCACCATCTGTTCAAGCATCGGACGCACATCATCCGGGGTGAGACTTTTACCGTCTGCCGGCTGCGGAATATTTGCGACCGCATCATTCACCGCCTTCTGCAGAACATCGGGATCATAGTCACGACCGTCGCGCGGAACAGGGATATGGCTTACAGCCTCCTTCACCATCTGTTCAAGCATCGGACGCACATCATCCGGGGTGAGACTTTTACCGTCTGCCGGCTGCGGAATATTTGCGACCGCATCATTCACCGCCTTCTGCAGAACATCGGGATCATAGTCACGACCGTCGCGCGGAACAGGGATATGGCTTACAGCCTCCTTCACCATCTGTTCAAGCATCGGACGCACATCATCCGGGGTGAGACTTTTACCGTCCGCCGGCTGCGGAATATTTGCGACCGCATCATTCACCGCCTTCTGCAGTACTTCCGGATCGTAGTCACGACCATCACGCGGAACAGGGATATGGCTTACAGCCTCCTTCACCATCTGTTCAAGCATCGGACGCACATCATCCGGGGTGAGACTTTTACCGTCCGCCGGCTGCGGAATATTTGCGACCGCATCATTCACCGCCTGCTGCAGTACATCCGGATCATAATCACGACCATCACGCGGTACCGGAATGGCCCCCACAGCGTCATCCACCATCGCCTGCAGAACCGGACGCACCTCATCCACCGTCACATGCTTCTGTAATACCGCCGACAGGGAAGTCAGTTTCTCTTCAAACGCTTGTGCCTGCGAGGCCATCTTCCCCTCAAATGTGCGCTGTAAATCCGCCAGCACTGTGGAGAATTCTTCTCCCAGTGCACGAATAATGGACAGTTCCCGTTCCGTCATTTTCTCAGTATCCCCCCTGAACATCGCTTTCACCGCATCATGCTCTGTTTCACTGATTGCCTTATTACCGTCAGATGCGCCGTCAGGCAGCTGTGATGAAACTGTTTTCCCGGCAGACGAGAACGGATCCTCACGGGCATCACGACGGGACAGCGCCTCCAGACTGTAGTTCTGCTGCTGAAGATACAGTGCATCACCGCCGGCCAGGGGCGGCAGGTTCTCCCGTTTACGGGCCTCATTGGGCGTGAGAAGCGTATTTTTCACCGCATCCCCCAGCGTTTTCATGCGCCGCTCACTGTCCATTCTCAGCAGCGTGGTGACATCAAATTCTGTACTCTCGTTTTCCCCCGTTTCCAGCGCCTCATCCAGTAACAGTTCAATGGACTCAATCAGCGTCTGCAGGCACTGGGAATAATACTGCTGCTCCAGCGCCTCCACGTTGTCACTGGAAGGCGGTTGTCCCACGCCAATCTTGTAGGCCGGGACACGGAACACCGAACAGACAATTTCAGCGGTCATCTTCAGTTGTTCCACCGTCTGCGCATCCACAGGTGAAAACGTCGTGGGGTTGTATTTTGCCCCGTTGCTCAGAATGGCCGTTTTCCCCGCATTTTCGCCTGTATACCCGCTGTCCCAGTTGCTCTTCAGTTTTTTCGCATTTTCTTCCGTAATACTGCCGGGGATCTCAATCACCCCGGACGGCCTGCCACCATTTCTGAAAAAAGACGTCGAATTTTCCTGAATATGATGCCCCTGCGTGGCCGCCAGCCCGGCGGCATACACCGGCGGCAATCCTATAAGCGGATGAAAAAAACAGTTAAACCGGTCGTGGATCACTTCCCGGGCAGGCACCGTCACCGCCTCCGTGATCCCGCAGTTCCGGTCCGGCGTGATGCGGTAGAACACCTCGCCGTCATCCGCCACCAGAGGTTCAACCCGGCTCCAGTCCAGAATACGCAGTTCTTTGATCTGCCCCCGGGCATTACGGATTTTCAGCACCACCGTATTGCCGTGACGCAGTTTGGCGTTCAGCCACAGTTCAAAAAACTGGATGCGGTTCTGCTGGGCGTTGGGACGACGACAGAGGCGGGCAATATCCCCCCGGCGCGTTTCCCTGCGTATCCCATGCGCATCCGTCTGCATAAGACGCAGCCGCATTTTGGCGATATCCTGGGATATCAGCGAAATACATGCAAACACCGCATGAAAGGAGAGGACGGCTTCAGGATCGGCTTTCACGCCCTGCTGCCAGGCGCCGGAAAAGGGCTCAGCCACCGCCTGAAACAGGCTGGTCCAGCCCGCCTCTCTTACGTCACGTCCTGATTTCTGGTTTTTTCGGGTTCGCCGTAAAAGGTTCCACATTCGCCATGCTCCGCATCACGTTTCTTTTTCTGACCTGCCGGACGTCGCACCGTGATGTACTCCGCCTTTCCCAGGCGAACCAGCACCTCCGCACACGGCTGTGCCACATCACGGATATCCCCGGCCCGGGCATCATGCGTGCCCTGCAGATATCGGATCTTTGCCATAACCTGTTACGGGAGGCGCACGCCTCCCGTCCTCCTTATCAGACTCAGCCGCCGGACGCACTGCCGTAGTTCACTCCGGTGATCACCGCCACCGCCGCGGTACGGCGACGACGCCAGTTGATCCAGCGCTCCGCACGGATGGCCACGCTGCCTGTCTGGAACATGGAAACCAGCTCCACCGGGGACGGCGTGGTACTGTCGCCGCCCGGCTCAGACTGCATTTCCAGTGATGCCTCGCGGGACATATCCACTGCCACGCCGCCGTCATCCGCCAGATAAATATCCGGGGCATTCACCAGCACCAGCTGGTCACCCACGTACTGGGAGACAATCACCGGCAGCCCCTGGAAGGAGCCACCCAGCAGGGTCATGTCCGGGTATTCCTTCTGACCCAGCGCATTTTTACGCATGGACAGTGCCAGGGCATTGGTGCTGGACATCAGCCAGACCGCACCGGTGGGCTGCAGGTTTGCTGCCACAAACTGTCCAAACGCAGCCTCTGCATCCGCATCCGGGTTACCGGTTGATGCCGTGCCCTTCACATCATGGGTGATGGACGCCGGGGAGACATCTGCCACTGCGGCTTTTTTCGGGTCCACAAAGTCTGTATCCAGACGCGCCACCACCGCTTCCGCCAGCGCATTACGGACCAGTGCATCAGCAGCCGGACTGGAAAAACGGATCAATTCTTCCGTCAGTACCGCAATGGCCGACACCTTCGCATGACTGAAGGTGATGGATTCAAAATCAAACTTCGTCAGGGGTTTTGCCTTACCCTCACCCACCCAGCCGGCAGCACCGCCGGACACCTGGGCGTGCACACGGATATTGAACGGCACCTGACGAAGTGCAGGGATCCCGCCCTGACCAAATCGCCCGATAATGGTCTGCGGACGCAGGTAATCAATAAAGTCCTGTGCGTATTCCTGATATTCAGACAGGCTGCCTGCCCACTGCGGATCCGTGGTGGTCCCCGCGCCCACTGCCGATTTCAGGACATGATGCAGACGACTGTCATCCGGATACTGACGACGGGCCACTTCCAGGGCTTCAGATCGGACGCCTTTAGCCGCAGCCAGCGATTTGGCAAAGCGGGCGAAGCCAATCCCCTTATCCAGTTTCTGCTCCACACGGATCACCGGCGCAGAAGCCACCGCGGCCACATTCCCGTTACCGGCCTGTTTCACCGGCTGCGCCGTGGCGGCCTTACCGGCTTCCAGTTCACGCAGGCGCTTCAGGTGCGCATCCACCTGACGGATTTCCGCTGCGGTGTTGTCGTAATGCTCTTCCTCCTCCACATCCAGCGTGCGCCCTTCCTCTGCGGCTTTGGTCATGACCTCCTCAAGGGAGGCTGCCAGCGCTGCACGCTTGTTTTCAAAACTTTTAATCTGTTCGCCAATATTCATTATGGTCTTTTCCTTATGAAAAACGGTTGTTGACTGTGCCGCAGCGCCGGCAGAAGATGCGATTTTCACCACCGGTTTCCGGTTGCCGGACGCGGCAGAAAACGGGCGGTCGTAAGATTTAATGGTCCGGATGGTGCATTCCGCATTCGCGGGCACGGTGACGGCAGACACCTCCATCAGTTCCCAGCGCAGAAAATGCAGTCCGCCTCCGTCCAGAAAGGTGTATTCATGGGGACGGAAGCCCACGGACAGCCCCCTGACCAGCCCGGTCTTAATGGCCGCCCAGACCTCATCCAGCCGGGCAGCCAGTTGCGACGGCATATCCGGTACGGGCTTCACCAGTGTTGCCGTGATTTCCAGCCCTTCGCTGACCCGGCGCACCGTACACTGCCCCACCGGGCGGGAATGGTCATGCTGCCAGAGAAACGGGATCGCACTGCCAAACTCCGCGCCCTCCGGCTCCAGGATGTCACCATCCCGATCCGGAGAAGGCGTTGACGCAATCCCGGTGATCACTCGTTCATCCTCACTGAAGGATTTCACCGTCAGCAGGGAACAGGCCCGTTTAAGAGTCACATCAGCCTCCTGAAAATAAAAAAACCGCCGGAGCGGTTCGTGATGGTTACAGTGTGAACAGGGTTATATGAAAAAAACCGCATATTCTTTCTTTTTCGGTTCCGGGTTAAGGGACATCAGGGAGACCGCATTGAACAGCGCCATCAGCGGGTCAATTTTTCCCCGTCCACTGGCCTGTTTGGTGATAAGAATGGCGTTACCTTTAGGCTCCACCCGGGCATTGCCGACACACCAGGCCATCAGGGGCTGGTCACCATGCACCAGCACCCCTTCAGCCAGTTTGCGCTCGGTGGTTTTAATGGCCCCGCCCAGTTTCCAGCCCTGGCTTATCCCCACCACAATTCCGTCGGGGATCCCGGCTTCCGCCAGTGAATCCAGAATCTGCCCCACCCCTGACGGGTCAATACCGATATGGTCCAGTAACTCAGCCTCATGAATGCGACGCACATATTCCGCCACTTCCGCCGTGTCATCCCCGACACGCCGGACAATGGTCATATCTCCACAGGCAACAAGATCCTGAAACCGGGACGCCTCGCTCTTCCGTCGGACCACCGCGGTTTCATGCGCCCAGGCATGGCCCCAGCCCAGCCATTCGCGGGTCTCCCGGTCACGCCCAATCACATACATCCCCAGCAGATCATCCAGCCCTCCGCCGTCAATCCCCACCGTCACCACATCAGCACGACGCAGGATATCGTCCAGGCTGATACAACGGCCCTGCTCTTCCCAGAAATCAGCCCCCGCCCAGCGGTCAGAGCGCAGGGCAAGACCAATTTCCACATTGGCGTGTTTTGACATGAACCCCCGGAATGTCTCTTCACCGGCTTCCCGGGCTTTACGGTACTCCCGGTACAGAAAGGCCTCATCCACTGAATAGCCGAGATTAGGATTGACCATGGCGAGGTTTTCCATCAGCAGGTGAGCCCCGCTTTCCACCATTTCAGGAGGGTGTTCAAATATCACCGGCAGAAAGTGCGGATCATGAATTTTGCCGTCGCGCACATCCCGGGCGTACTGCAGTTTCTGTCTGAACACCCCGGCGGGCGGTTCATTCGACTGGGTGGTCGTATACACCACAAACCCTTCCGGGCGGGAGGCAAGGCCGCCTATGGCTTCACGTAACATGTCCTCCGCCTTGCACTGCTTGCCAAACAGCCACAACTCATCAATCAGCGTACCCACGGACTTGATACCGGACACCGTATTCGGATCGGCTGCCACCACCTTCAGGGTGGTGTCTGTCACCCGGTGGGTGATGGTCCGGATATGGGTCTGTACCTGGCAGAGATCATCCAGATCATCGTCACGTCGTACCATATCCCGGGCAGGGTTGAAGGCGTTGGCCGCCACCTCCACAGTCGGGGCCAGAATCGTGTAACCCGCCGCCTGCCGCCAGTTCAGTAACAGTGCAGTCATCATGATCCCCGCGGCCAGCGTGGACTTCGAGTTTTTCTTGGGGATAAGGATAAAAACTTCCTTGATATGGCGTACACCGGTCTGCGCATCGTAGGAGCCAAACAGGGCCGCCACCAGGTCAAACACCCACGGTGCACAGGACTCCCCGAACGTAGGGCTACCAGGTGCATCCACAATCCGCAGTTGTTTAAAAATCGCCAGGGCATGTGCGGCCTCGTCCGGATAAATCGGATCCGGAATAATCGACAGCCCCTTTTTCAGGCGCTCTGCCCAGTCCGGGCAGGCTGTGCTCCATACAGGTATCATCCGTTGCCCTCATTATCGTTATTCACCACCAGTCGGGGTGGCGGTGGCACCGCAAAACGGTTAGCCGCTTTTTTCGCGGCATCACCTTTTGCCGATTTTTTCCCGGTATCCCCTTTTTTATGGTGCGTGAACTGCGCCAGACGCCAGGCCGCATCCAGTGCCAGTTTCGGATCAATGCAGAGGTTTTCCACCAGGATCCGCCCCATGGCTTTCACCGGATCGGGAAGACCATCCTCCATATATTCAATACCAGGAGACATCACCGCGGACGGTGGCATCTCCGGATTGTTTTCGTCCGGCTGTGGTATTGCAGCCGCCTCACGGCGACGGGGTTTATCCTCCTGCTCTGATTTTTTCTGCCGGTAAACAGGAACCTCATCCACCTCCACCGTCTCGCATTGTTTACGGGCTATAAACGCAAGCACCTCCGGATCTTTTGCCAGCTGCGAGCCTTTAACCCTGGCGGTCTTCGCCGAATAACCGGCGGCAATGGCTGACGCTGTTTTGTTTTTCCCGGACATGAGCGCCAGCGCAAATTTTCGTTTTTGCGTTGTCAGCACAGCCTCCTCCCGGGTCCAGAACGCACTCAGCCGGGTATGGTTCAGCCCATTTTTCCCGGCGTCTCATGCCGCAAATGTTAACTGCTGCCTGGTTAACATTTGCTGAAAAAGCCTGTTAACATTTTTTCCGCACAACAAACTGAATAATAAAGATAAAAACCGCAAAAATGCCCGGGCAGCCAGTTAACATGTTAACTGCCCTGAAACGGGAATTTTTTCTCTGCGTGAGAGGGGGCGCGGTGTCCAAAGCGATCGTTTTTTACGCCGGATGATACCCCCCCGGGTTGGGTTACAGTCCGATGATGTCGTCCTCTCTGCCACTACCTCCGGACACCTCCGGCAGCGTCGGGTCCGGCATACCACTCGCCGCTTCACGAGCAGACTTTTGTCGATGGCATTCGGCACAGAGCGTCCAAAGATTCGTCTCCTCATTACCACCACCGAACTGAAGTGCAATTCGGTGATCGAGTTCACTGTCACAGAGGTCAACCACACGACCACAGATACAGCACTGCCCGGCGTCCCTCAGCCAGATATGACGCTTGAGGGAAACACGTGCACTGCCACTGACACGACGCTGCTCCCCCTTCAGAATATTCACCCGTCGGGTATTCAGTGTTTTGATTCTGCTCTGGAGTGTACGAAGCTCAGCCATGTAAAATCCCCGTCATATGGCAATCAGTAAAGGAAATAAATATGTCATCGAAAAACCGGACCCGCAGAACCACAACCCGCAATATCCGTTTCCCCAATCACATAATTGAACAGATCAACATCGCCCTTGAGCATAAAGGGTCCGGTAACTTTTCAGCGTGGGTTATTGAAGCCTGCAGGAGAAGGCTGGCAACAGATGCAACGCATCTGCGCCCGGCCAGCATGACAAATAACGAGAAATGAACGTTCGGTTTCTTCCACCATCGCACCGGACAGGCGACTATGAGGGGACAACGCCGCGCTCCGTTAACGCGGTAAACCCCGGTGTGTATCGTTTTTGATTATCCCCGCACACTCGCGCAGAGGAGTCTCCCTGTCGGGCTGCGGTCTCTGTTAATGCAGGAATACGGCGACAATACCGCGCATGGATAATAAGGTCGCTCAACACACTGGTTGTAATGCAGCGGATACCATGCGGCATTTAGCGGCATTCATCGTACACTCCACGGTTAGCTCTTCATTCGTGGCATTCACCTGAAAGGTCCGGGAGTGTAATTGCGTACATTTACCACTGAACGAACCTTCAACAAGAACACGACCACGCTGCAAAATACGGAACGGAATTGTTCCCTGAAAAGGTTCTACGGTTACCCGTAATTTCTTCATGTATCCTCCGGATAATAAAAAGCCAGCTTAGTGCACTGAGTGCGGATATATTCCTGCGCCCCTTCCAGCTGCTTCTGCATTGTCATCAACCGTTCTCTGAGGATGAAATAATCCCGTTCAGCGGTGTCTGCCAGTCGGGGGCCGGTTGCATTATCCACGCCGGAGGTGCCGGTGGCTTCACGCACGGTACCGGAGCAGGTGGCGTTGATCCGCAGGCGCTTACGACCAGCGGCAACATCAGCACGCAGAGTTTCATTTTCAGCTCTCGCATCGGCTAATTCCCTCGAGTATCTGGCATCAAGTTCAGCGACATCACGCTGGCGTATCTGCATATCAGTAATTGTCGCGTTCGCCAGTTTCAGCTCACTGACTTTTTTATCGCGCTGCGCTTTGTAGGTGATGGCGTTATCGCGGTAATGATTCAGCCCCAGACTAAGCACACCACAGGCTACCAGCAGGACAATAATCACCACACACAGAACACGGTTCATATCACCACCAACGGATTGCCCAGACCAGAACAGCAATGGCCACAATACGAATGGCAAATGCCATTGCCCGAATAAGTTCAGCACTCATCTTTTTAAAGTTCACGATTTCAGCGCAATGACCAGTTTTGCCAGCCCATACAGCATCGGAGACACAGCAATACCAACAGCCACCCACTTAATAGCAAAAGCCAGCGCTCTGCTGATGTCATCAGTCACTGTCACCCCAGCAGCCCCGACGAAGACAACATCACCCAGGCGAGGGACAGAAAAAGAGCAACCAGCATTAGTGAAAATGAAATACCGACAATCACACACAGGACCTTTGCCGGCGTTATGAGTTTGTCTGACATAGCTACCCCTTAATTGCCACAATTAACTGGGATACTACCCATAAAAAAGGGATGCTCCAGACCAGCAAAAATTTCCAGTTTGGTAATTGACTAATCATGAGTCGCAACTCCCTAATCAGTTTGCTAAAATCAATCAAGGCAGCCTCCCATAGCTTACTGCCATAAAAACAAAACCCCGCTTGCTGCCAACAAACGGGGTTTTTACTTTTATTCACTTACATTTTGCCAGTTCGCAGGATTTCGTGTTATCCGTCCGCCTTGGCCAACGTCATTTATTAGCAAAATATTCTGCTTATCTGTCGATTCCCCAGCACGCCAGCGCGCTCTCCTGGTCACGACGGGATACCTGACCGTAACAGTTATTTGAGCGAATACGGCAGTCCCTGCCACCGTCCTTAATCCACCAGCGAATCGCCTCACACGCTCCCCTGCGATCACCTGCATTAATTCGTTTATAAAACGTCGACGGAAAACACTTACCGGGGCCAATGTTGTACGGACAGAATGACGCGATCCCCGCTTTCTGGGGTTCACTCAATGGCACTCTGATGTTTTTCTCCACCCATGCCAGCGCCTTATCACGCTCAATGGCGTTAACCCGGTCGCATTTTTCCTTCGACAACTTCATGCCCGGAACGACAGGTTTGCCATCCACCAGGATGGCACCGCGGCAGATGGTCCAGATACCCGCGCCATCACGGTATGCCGTGGTGTGGTTACCTTCCTTTTCATCCAGAAACTGGTCGAGAATGTCAGGCGCAGGCGCACCAGCGGCAATCAGCGCCAGAACGGCAGCCGACAGGCCGTATCTGATTTTTGCGTTCATGGATATTTATCAGGATTTATCGGTTTCTGAGCCCTGGATATGTTTATCAGTTCCAGCCTGTTGCCTCAGGCTGCTAACAGGTCAATACAATCATGAGGATTATTTATGGACAATAACACCATTTCTCTACAGGAGTTGCTCGACAGCATTTCCAGGCTTCGGGAAGACGTGAATACCCTTACCGTCGCCTTCTCATATCTGGCATTCTCAATTCCAAGGGAACAGATGCAATCAACGCTGGCATCAATCCAGTTTGAATCATGCAATCCCAAATGGTCTCAGGAACAACAAGACTCTTTCAGGCGGCTTGCTGTATTACTGGATGAAAAATATGCTGGTAAAATTACCATTTCGGCGGACTCTTCAGAGAACCAGTAATTATTCCCGGTAGTTTTCCTCTGTAGGTTATCAACACATCCTGCGCCTCTAAAATTACGGGGCGCTTTTCCGGCGACTGCTCATCCCCTTCACATAACCCGGCAGCAACATCCAGGAAGACCTGTCTGATGCTCCTTCTGGCTGCTGCCTCATAAAACTCCAGCGCGGCACCTTCAACACGGTCCAGCGAGATGTCCAGGTCAAAAATTTCACCGTCAAAGCGTTTTTTGTCCCGTAACGCTAAAGTTACCGTAACTTTATTCTCAAAATTGCGGATCCCTTTCACAATCAGTTCATAGTTTTGAGTCATTGAATTACTCTCCCCGTGCCGCCTTACGACGGTCCTCTCTGATTTTGAAATACAGGTTAGTCAGATATGTCAGCAGCCCAAACAGCAGACTCCCCAGCACGCCTATTGCCGCCCACTGAGACGGGGAAACCCTGTCCAGCAACTGCAGGAACCAGTAGCCCGTTCCCACCGCTGACGTGGTGTATGACACACCTGTTGTGATTTTTTCCATCTGGTACATACCCCGTCTCCCGTTATCCGGAAGCTGACAACAATAAAAAAAGCCACCAGTTAAGTACTGATGGCTCTGATAACTCATGCAGGCATCTCAGACGACCCACTGACACTACCGGTGAGTTTAACGATACCTTCCATTTGACTGGCTCACTTTTTATGATGATGCCGGTGCATTTATCTCCAGCACCAGGCTGCCGATATCGACGCCATACGCTGCATTTTTGGTAATATCCGTCAGCGTCAGCGCATTCAGCCCCAGTGTCAGACTGTCTTTTATGACCTGGAATGCCGGGCCAGCCACTCCATTCAGTTTCGGAGTAACCGTGGCACTGCCGGCGGTGAACACCAGCTCCAGCGTCTGCCAGTCGTTACTGTAATTCCCGAACTCGCCCAACTTTGTGTTTCCGGCTTTCTTGTGATGCATCAGATTCAGTTTGCCGTCTGTGGTCTGGGTGAAGAACGACATCAGGAACGGGTTACCAGTCCCGGTCATCGCCACGACGTCAGGTAACGCTACATCGGTATACAGATAAATTCCCAGACCGAACTGGTTGTTGGTCAGTGCGCCTGACAGTCGAAACTTACAGCTCAGTCTGCCACCCCGTGTCAGCAGGGAGACTGCGTCATCCACCGGATGCATCAGGGACCAGGTTTTATTGCTCTGCTTGGTAACCTTAAACACACCATCTTCCAGCGCAACACTGCCGCCGGTGATGGTCCAGCCCTGCGCAGCAGCCTCTCCGGCTGTCGGCAGCAGGGAGACTGTACGAACGGATGTGTCACCATCAGACGGCCCCGATGGCGTGTCGCCGCCGGGCGAGGGTTTAATCTCCGGTGCGGTACCGCTGATGAAGGCGCTGGTTCGACCAACTGCGTTCAGAATAGCGGTTGCCAGGCGATCCGAAATAATGCCCCTGCGCGCCCATGAACTGAAATGTGTCGGACGATTTGACGATACCCAATTACCATTACTACGGGATTGCGCGCCGTAATAACCTGCATCAGCAATATCCGGGTCTTCTGCCGGTAAGTTGGTGGGCGTGTTGTTGCCGTTACCGTCGGTCATGAACGGCACAAAGAAAACGTTGTCGCTCTCCCTGTTTTTGTACGCGCCGTAGACGGAGTCATACTGTGTGCCGTATGTGTTTTTCCAGTAATACGTCGTGTCGCCACAAATCCACGGTACAACTGCAGCACTGCCGCCATGGCACTGCGCGTTAAATCCGGAAAGGTCAGTACGGAACTGCTTCAGCATGGCCGTGAACAGGTCCGGTTGCTGTGCGTAGGTGGCAGCGCTCATGTCAAATTCGCCCTGCATCCAGCACACCGCCAGCAACACATTTTTCGGGTTCTTCTGTAATGCCGCTTTGGTGCGTGCGATCAGGTCCTGATATAACGGTTTACCCACACCCCAGCGTGCCGAATCCTGGCTGGCCCCCGTGTCCGCACTGAATGTCCCCTCCGCGCCCTGGGTGAATGCCGAACCACCACGACAGCATGGTACCAGCAGGATCCCCGCGTTATTCGGGATATACGGAAGCAGTTTTTTGGCAATATGTAAGCCCTGGCCGACACAGCCGTACTGCCCTTTGCTCAGGTCTGCCTTCGGATGATTCAGTGCGCTCATATCCTGAACATCATGCAGGCAGTGGTCTGCCGGAATGATGTCGTTAAATGCGCATGCTTTACCACCGGGAGTCACTGTGTTGCGACGGGCCAGTTGCTTAATGCGTGGGTGGGGCGCATCGTAAGAATCCGGAAGCGGAAGCCCTTCACCGTAAGCCATGGCATTGGATTGCCCGGCCAGTACGATGACGTAGTACCACTCCGGCTCAGTTGCACCACTGACGACCACATCACCTTCTGCTGCAATCGCCTGCATCAGGGTATAAGGGGTTATGGCCACCGGACTACCAAACGGCTGCCAGCCCTCTTTCAGTTTATGTGTCAGCTTTTCCGCAAGATCTGACGGCGACGCCGCCCTGACAACATCATAGTGTTTAAATGCCATGGTTCTTTCCACCATCTGAAAAATGATTCTTTAAAATACCTGACATGTAATACAGAAAAAACACAAAACCATACCTTAAATAAAAACCTCATCATCAAGCAGATATGCATGGATAAACTACAAGACGAGATATAAACCACCCTGCATTTAAATAAACAATAAACAACATCAGAAAAATAATTCTGCTCTATGGTTTACAATCAAAAATATCATTTATACTTTTCAGAACATCACCAGCAAGGCATAAACAAGGAAACTAAATGAAGTGGATTGTGATTGATACAGTTATCCAGCCATCATGCGGAATATCTTTTTCAGTCATATGGAGTAAAATAAAATTAATAATCTGGTATCAATCGGATGCTTTCTTACCTCCTGAAAGTATATTTACACTGACTCACACAGGCATCATGCTCAATAACAAAGTGCTACCTGTAACCATTTACAACGTAGTACCATTCAATAAAACATTATGGAATTTAATCAAAAACAGCCAGGAATGCCCTACAAATACAGATAACGTATTGAATGAATGCTTTAATAACCGTTGCACTCTGCAAATATGTCCTTATGGGCTAAAACAACAAAGTCCATAAGCAGTTTACTCACATCTGACAAAATCAATATAAACAGCCCCTCCGGAGAGGGGCTGGAGAGTGGCGCTATGTGCCATTGCATGGTGCCGGGTGCCTCCCGGTGAATTCAGTACCAGCACCTGAATCCGCGATTATCCCATATACCTACTCGCTGATTACCCCTCCGCACAGGGGGATTCACCATGCGAAATTTTTTAACAAACTTCCCGCCGGCCAGACAATAATCGCCAGCCTGAATTATGAGCAACGTGGCATTTTACGGGAAAACTGTTTTCTGCAGTAAAAAGGCCCGCCGGAGCGAGCCTGGAAGGATAGCGGTCATGTGATGCCGGTTTCCCGGTAACTCAGCATCGGTATCTGAGTCAACGTTTTCTCTACTGGGTCATTTCCGATACGTTCCGCCTTCCGGCAGACTTTCATCACGTCAGAAAATATAGCACCCTGAGTAACAGGACAGTACTCAGAATTCAGGAAACTGTGACACATCCTGCACAGAAAAGCCCCTCCGGAGAGGGGCTGAAGTATAGCCTAATTTCTGTCTGTCGCATGGTGCCAGGGGCCTCCCGGTAAATTCAGCCTGTCTACTGAATTTGCATGTTCTCTGGATCATACACTTTGCCAGATGCCCCGCCGCTGAGGGGGATTCACCATGCGATGTAATTTTTAACAAATTCTCCGGCAGCCAGACAATCATCAAGCTGTGGAATTGTGAGGTATTTAAAAATTTCAACGGGTAACTGATACCCTGCTAATCGCCTGATGCTTTCTTTTTCAGCAACGGGAAAGCAACAACCACACACCCGCCACCAAAACACCATCAGACAGCACCGACATTATCCGGCTGCTGAAGTCCACCATCACCACCAGAAACAACAGGAGTGCAACCACAGCTGCTTAGAAGGCAATTGCTCTGTCCGGCTGAGCTAACAACGCATGATGCAGATAATGGACCGCCATCGGGGACTTGAACCCCGCGCAGCCAGCTTCGAAGGCTGGCGCTCTATCCCGATGAGCTAATGGCGGTATGTGATGGTGGCCCTTGCTGGATTTGAACCAGCGACCTGGCGATTATGAGTCGCTCGCTCTCACCACTGAGCTAAAGGGCCGGAAGCAGAATAATAATGGTGCGTAATTAATTCTGCAATCTCATCCGTTTCAAACGATTAAATCCTGAACTTCCCTGACTGTCTGCTCAAAACGTCCGGTCTCCTGTTCAACGCCAATCGCACGACGCCCGAGCGCCAGTGCAGCTTTTACCGTTGAACCTGAGCCCATAAAAAAATCTGCAACCAGGTCACCCGGACGACTGCTTGCGCTGATTATCTGCTGCAGCATTTCTGCCGGTTTTTCGCACGGATGTTTCCCGGGATAGAACTGCACCGGTTTATGTGTCCACACATCCGTGTACGGCACCTGCGCCGTCACACCAAAATACCGCCGCAGATGCTTATATTCACTCTGCAGCTCCACATACTGCCGGTTCAGTGACGTATACGTATCCACCAGCTGGTGGTGGGGCTTTTCCAGTTCACCGCGCTGATGTTTCTCTTCTGCCACCCGGGCAAACAGCGACTGTAATTTCAGATAATCGCTTTCGTTCGGTAGCTGCCACTGACTGGCACTGAACCAGTGCGACACCATGTTTTTCTTTCCTGTGGCATCTGCAATCTGTTTTGCCGTTATCCCCAGGGCCGCGCGCGCATCACGAAAGTAAGAAATCAGCGGGGCCATCACATGCTGTTTCAGTGCACTGCCCTTCGCCGCATACCCGGCATCTTTCGGACGATACGGCCCCTGATAATGTTCCGCGAACAGAATGCGCTCTGTGGCGGGGAAATACGCCCGCAGGCTTTCCTTGTTGCATCCGTTCCAGCGTCCGGACGGCTTCGCCCAGATAATATGGTTCAGCACACAGAAGCGTTCACGCATCATGATTTCGATATCAGATGCCAGGCGATGACCACAGAACAGGTAAAGACTTCCGACAGGTTTCAGCACCCGCCAGAACTGCGCCAGACACTGGTCCAGCCACTTCAGGTAATCATCGTCGCCCTTCCACTGGTTATCCCAGCCCTCAGGCTTCACTTTAAAGTACGGCGGGTCCGTGACTATCAGGTCAACAGAATTTTCGGGTAACGACCGGATAAATTCCAGGCAGTCGGCGTTGATTAACTCACAACTGGATATTTTTACAGTATTAAGCATGGATCATTAAGCCTGTCTCTGATAGGCTCATTCTGCTTTTGCGCAAAGCAGTGGGCCTGAGGTTTGCTTGTGAACCCAACGCATGAGCAGATGGCTGGTGGGTGCCCCTAACACCCACCAGCCGCCCATTTACCACAAATAAAAAAGCCTTCACTGCGGAAGGCGTCTGTAACAACCGAACTGATAGTCTGCCAGACCCGCCATAACCAGCTGGGTCAGTATTAACTGGCAGCGTTCGCGTGAAAGGTAAGTATTCTGCGCTATCTCCCCGACTGTCGCCGGTTCGGTAACGCTTAATTCATTAAACACCACTCTGGCGGTTTCTGTCATATCCTGCTGTTTTAGCATGTCTTTTTCCCTTTTCCGGTTAACGTGACACACCAATAACTCTTGTCGAAAAAGCCAGCAAGCTGAAAGACAGGTATTCACCGCCACCAGCGCGTTTACTGTACTGACGCGATTTCAGTCATAAAAAACCCGCCAGGCGGCGGGGTGTAAAAAATCTTCTAACGTCAGGCATAAAACGCCCATCGTTAGAGCAAATTTACCACAGATTCGGGAAAAATCAACAACACTATCGCGTTACCCTCTTTAACTGCCGCTCCGCCCATGCCTCTTCAATGTCAAACCGAACCACCAACGTATCGTAAAAGCGTTTCACTGATTTTTTCCACGTATCAAGCGTGATAGCACTCGTCACTTTGCATATGGCATTAAATGCCTCCGTTGATGGTAGTCTTTCACAGCCACGACCACCACAACGCTGGCAGTCTCTGATAACAGGCATACCACGTTTTACCGACTCTTCACGATGAATGGCGACACCACGCCCACGGCAATCCTTACAGGCGGTGGAAATCTCCCCCTTCCCTTTACATTCAGGACAAGACACTTTCACCACCTCCCGATTTTTTTTCCATTCTTCCCAGTAAGACGGATACACACCTTTCGTACACTTTGCCCATACCGGCGGCTTACCATCCGGATACTGGACCTTGTTTGTAAAAACTACGCTTTCAATAAATTTTTCCCCATAGCAACAAGGGCACTGCTTTTTACTCGCTGCGCTGCGGGCATAATCCTCAAAAGCGTACGAAGCCATAATGCGCATCACTACCGGTTTTATTTCTGCCGGGAGTTTTCTTAACGCCGCCACGCGATCACACCGACTGAGTGCATATTCTGTCAGCAATTCTGTTGCCCGCTCTCTGTCATTCATACTAATGCCCATTTTCCCAAGGAACGCAGAAAACCCCATCTCAGCCCGATTCTGTGTCATGCCCTGCGCGGCCATCACATCAGTGATACTCAGCGCATCTTTCGACGTTGAGGCCGATGCATCAGTCAGGCCGGGGGATTTTGGGGAGTAGTATTTCGGTAAATCTTCCAGTTTCATTTTTTGACCTGCTCTTCATGCATTATGGGGTAAATCTTCACCCCCAGACGTCCACCAGATACTGGCTGACCACGAACGATATTGATTTCATCAAACTGCTCATCGTCCATTAGCAACCCCGCATGCGTCAGCGCATCCAGCGGCGCTTTCAGAATATTGTCCAGGTCACGGCGGCGCTTATCCGGTGGTTCTGCAATAATTTTTATTGCCAACCTTCCGGACAGGCTTAATTTCAGCCGCTGCTGGCGAACAATAAGCGCCACTGCCCGGCGATAACGCTCCCCGGCTTTTGATACAAAATATGTGCTGCCACGACGACGCCAGTAAGTGTTCACCGTTGGCGGGTAAGGCAAAACAAATTCTATGCGTTCAGTCATTTATGCTTTCCACTTCAGAACACCCGAATTTCTCGCGTGCATTAAAAAACGAATCAGCAACAACAGCTGGCTGCCGTGTTTTTCTTCATAATCTTTTACCCCGGCGTGTAGTTCGCTATGGCATTTACGGCACAGCGGAATAACAAACAAATCATCAGCCTTTGTTCCCATCCCTCCCAGTCCATGACCAATGATGTGATGCGGATCATCTGCCTGATTGCCACACGTCATGCATTTCTGCGTTTTTACCCAGCGCGTGTATACAGGCATCTCTTCCCGTTGTGATTTCTGGCGCTGGAGATACTGAGCCGGTGACTCGGGATCAACGGCAATGCTGACCACCGTCTTTTCCTGTGGCGGGTTTTGCTGGTGGGCGTGAGGCAGCGGCGCAAGATTTTTTGTGCGCTGCTTCAGTATGCTGGTGGCGGTCTGCTCTCCCGGTACGATGTCGCTTTCACGGTACATTGAGCGGATTTTTTCCGCACGCAACCCCAGCGAACGACGTAATACCGCTTCCGGTAGCGCGTCCGCCACCTGATTGCGGACCGCCCACCAGGATAATTCAGCCAGCGATAATTCCCGTTCCTGCGAGCCATTCATTGCATGGCGTATGACGTCAATCATCCATGCAGACAGGTTTTGGTGAGCAAGTTGCCCGAGTGATTCGGATGTCTGGTCGCGCAGCTGGTTGTCGCAGTGCCAGCACAACACCATTGCGCCGGTACCATAACGGTGAATGACGGTTTCACTGTGGTGATAATCACCGTGTGGCCACTGGCAGGATTTAACATGGCGCAGTAACCAGTCAGACAATGCGCCAGCGCCACCAGCAGCACGAATCACTCGTTCGTCGCTGAAAAATGGCAGTAATGATTTATCCTCCGCCAGCGGCTGGCGAACGGCAGGAACGACCCCGGACGGCAGATTACGCATGCTTTTCGGTTCCGGCTCCACCAGTACCCGGGTATTGTGGAATACCGGCATGGATTCACGGCCCGGCTTAACGATCACCAGCCCGAGTTCCGGTACCAGAACAGGTCGAAGTAATACCCGCACGTTACCTCCAGATGCGTTGCTGGAATGTGCGGGACGGACGCGGTGGTCGTTCGGAGTAAGGAAGCCTGACGGAGATTATCCAGTGACGATAATCGAGGCTGAGGGCTTTCTTAATCTCGTATCCGTGTCTGCGGTAGCACTGAATTAGCCACTCGGCCTGTTCTTCAGTGCATGGGGGATGCTGGAACCAGTCAGATTTGAAAGTGCGGGAACGCCGCCCGTGCCTGCTGGCAGGGGCGGCAGAGTTATCCGAATTGTAAAATTTGGTATCGTGCGCCATCTGTTTTCTCTGCTGGCGCAGCAGGTGCCAGTTGTTCAGGCTGACGGATGGATTGTAAACCAGAACGACCAGAAAAAACAAAACCCGCCGAAGCGGGTTAAGTGCGGGTGCGTTGAGGATGCCTGACACATCAGCGGTGGCGAGGGATTTCTCCCCCGCCGGGTCTCTTACTCCTCAGGTTCGTAAGCTGTGAAGACAGCGACCTCCGTCTGGCCGGTTCGGATTCGTACCTCGCAGAGGTCTTTCCTCGTTACCAGTGCCGTCACTATGACGGTTAAACAGATGACGATCAGGGCGATTAACATCGCCTTTTGCTGCTTCATAGCCTGCTTCTCCTTGACCTTTCGGTCCGTAAGAGGCTAATCTCTATGTGTCGCATAGATATGGCCTCAGATTAATGTTAAGCGTCTTGCAGGACGCGTAATGTTAACTGGGGCTTTTCTCTATCTGCCTTTTGGTGTTCATGCCTGAGACAGATAGCCTCAAGCACCCGCAGTCATTCTACTTAACTAAGATTTCCCCGCAAACCGTTTTTGTCCGGCACAGTAAATATCCAACTAAACCAATGGCGTTCGCTGTATTTACCGCCAGTATTCAATGCACATGACCGCCATGAACACCCCTAAAAAAAGGGCATTTATATATCCAAATATTAATATCAAAACATCAACTTTTTCCATATACCTTGCTGTGAAGATGATGGGCATACATGATACGAACAACCAGAACGCAACAAACAAAAACTGCAATGCGTTTTTCATTATTCCTCCTACAATCAATGTGCAATTACATTTAAACACACCTCAATTTGGCCGGACATATAAATATCTAAACCAGAAAAAATCACTTACATAGCGTTACAAACTCTTTAGTCTAAATATTCATCGTAAAACATTCCCCATACTTATCAGCCCGTTCTGCGCCAGGTAGCTCATTGCCTTATCTGGGAATCTGTAATCAGGTTTCCGGATGCTGGTGGATTTTCGCGTTTTAGTTGTTCATAAAAGTGCACAGCTTTAACCAGTTCTTCTGATGTAACCGGGACTGGCGGGGCAGTGAATAAGGCCTGAATTTCATAGTTCGGCCTGTCGTTACAATCCTCTTTTTTCGGTACATATTTCCAGTCACCAGACCACTACTTCCCCTGAAAGTCCGTAACGCCTTTTTTTTCACGTAGCGATATCGCCATGCCACTGTTTTTGCTTGCCCCGCCGTTTCATGCCCTTCCTGATAATTAACCTCGCTCATTCATCGCCCCACTCATCACAATATGCTTCGACCGGAGTTTTTCCTGCTTCATAATCATCACGCCATGCTTCAGCATCAGCAGCACTGCCACCACGTAACTCTGCATAGTCCATTAACAGTTCATGCCATGCTTCAAAACTGACGTTGTATTTAGTTGAACCAAAATCAGCCATTTTGCTCTTCCTCTTCGTCTTTTATTTCGTGATATGAGTAATTGCAGTAGTTAAAGAAAATATCTTTTGCTTCGTCATGTATTTCATCAGGCGTCGCATCATCATCCACTTCGAATTCATCCTCGAAATCTCCACCGGCTATTCCCGTTTCAATAATTATTTTAAACTTTCGCATTTAACTACCGCCCTTTCGGGCGGCCTCCTGATGTTCTGAGGGTGCAGAAATCCCTCCGGTTAAGGATTAAATTTTTAACAGAGCTAAATTTAATTATTCAGTTCTGGATTTTGTCGCCCTGCGTATCCGCGCTTTCGCGTTACGCTCAATCTGAATTAGCTTTTCTATATTTTTTCGCCTTTCCTGTTCCTCCTGGCGCAATAGCCTTACATCATCTGCCAGTCTGGTTTCTCTTTTCGCCACAGAGAGCATCCAGTCAAATGGTTCCACAACTGCACCGCAGATTTTACAGCGGACCTGACGCTCTTTTTCGTCAACCCGGACAGAGGCGTGATGACAATATGGTCTTTCCGATGGCTCATAAAGAAAATTAACCTGATTACGAGGGTCATCCTCTTTTACCGGAAATAAAACGATATTGCTTAACTCATCCTCTGGTTTTATTTCCATGCTCCTCTCCTTTGATGCGAATGCCAGCGGTAATTGAAGCCTGATAGCTAATTTCACTCACAGTACCGCCTCCTGAAAATTTAATGAACAATTCAATACGTTCTTTGGTAATAGTGGTCATGTGTTACTCCTTAACCCGCAGTGCTTTCAACTGATGAGGGGAACAAAATCTTTTCATCAAACCCTGCATTCATATCATGAACAGCAACACACCAATCCATCGACGAACGATTATCAAGAGCCTCCATGATTTCATCCATGCGGCGCAGGTCATACAGGTAAATGCTTTTATCGCCAATGGTGTAAAAACCAATTTTTTTCGGTGATGGGCAGCGATCAAGAACGTCCTGTAATTCGTTCAACCATGCCCGTTCTTTTTTTGTTAAAGTTGCCATATCACTCTCCTTTCCCATGAAGCATAGCGGCGCGGCAGGCGTTCCATATTTCGGCAGCAATATCGCGCTCGCTATCGGTTAATTTGTACGTGGAAACATAGCCAGAGAGCATTTCTACGTTTTCCGGAGTTGCTTCTTCCGGCACTATCGGCGCTGGAGGGGCGGCAAATAGATATCCGCCAAAGTCAGGAAGCTCTCCAATGGCCTGTACGAACTTTTGTTTGCCTACGTCAACTCCTAATGGGTAATGAGCTATAATCTTTGCCACCGGCTCTGCTTCCAGCGATACCAGTGCAATTCGTGCCAGTTCTTCCGCTTCTTCTGCTGGCAGTACAACGTTGCTACCCGGTCCGTATGTTTCGCGCCACTGCTTGATTGTCAGCAGTCGCCCTTTGGTAATAGTGATCATGCCGCGTTTCCTTCTTTCTTATTAACAATCACACCGTCATATATTTCATTAAGGTGCCCTCTCAACTCCATGCGCCTTAATGCAGATAACATGTAATCGCATTCAACCTGCTTATTCCCAGTAAATGGCTTATCGTCAGGATTACCCCAACAGCAATTACCCCTGGGCCATCCATGTACTTTCCGTACTCTTCCGTTAACAACGTGAAGTAATCCCCAGCCGGGAGGTAAATCCTCAACTGAAATAATTTCCGGCTCACTAATAAAGAATCGCCAGTCGCCCATGCCAAGTGAGGGATTTTTACGGAAACGCTTTTTTCTATCTGCCAACAAGTCAGCACGAGAACACTTCGCCTCTATCAGGCATGATGCTGAATTTCTGAATCCCATAGCATCTGGCTGTTCTCCGGTACTGGTTACAGCAACAAAGCGGTCATGAAAGCAAACCTTGAACCCGTTGCGCTTAAGGAACTTGTACGCAATCTGACAGAGTTCGCGGTGTGTTAACGCCATATCACTCTCCTTTGATGCGAATGCCAGCGGCGCGGATTGCAGCGATGACTTCAGAAACTTTGTATGCCATTACCGTTTGGTAATCATCGTGAAAATCTGTTCGATGAAGCATGCTGCTACGTTCCGGGAGCGATATTTCCCGAGCATCCAGTTCCTTAACGCGTTCCTCCAGTTCGTAGACCCTGCATTGTTCTCTATCATCAATCAGATATAACCCAAGACATTCGCTTTCTACCCAACCGCCAAAATCATGATCGTAACGCTCACATGAAAACTCACCGTCACCGTCCTTTGTTGGAATGGTGTAACTATCTAATGGGCCACCATATGTCGGCACATTCCCCAATGTTGGATGCTCAATCCACATGAAAAATGCACGTCCGGTTATTGGGCAAATATCTGGCCGCCATTGGTTACGAACAGCCTTGGTTTCGGATAATTCTTCAGCGTGTTGTTTTACTTCCTCAAGCTCAACTCTCAGCTTCCCTACCGTTAGCGCAATATCCTCGTTCTCCTGGTCGCGGCGTTTGATGTATTGCTGGTTCCTTTCCCGTTCATCCAGTAGTGCCAGCACGGTTTCTGGTCCGGTCAGAAATTTGAAGGCATTGAGCGCATCAATATCCACACCGTAATCTTTAAGTTCCTGTTCACTTAACAAATCATCATCAGTTGGCAACATTAACAGGCGTTCCATTGCTGGAATTGCACGTTCTGCTGCCTCACGCAGTGCCTGGTAATTAATTTCGCTCACTGGTTGCCTCCTTTGCGAAGCTCTGCGGCTAAATACTCCAACGCCATTACCGGGACGCCAACAAGCACAGTTCCTTTAAACTTCTTATGCAGGTGCTCGATAGCTGTATCCACGCCCTGCGCCCGTACTTCAGCCAGGAAAGCATCGGTGGCCGGAGTTTCAGGAATCCGTCTCCTCATCAGTTCTATTGCATGATTGAACCCGAAATCTTCAGCAAGAGATACGTCATCCATATTGTCATTGTCGTCCTCAATATCCCGTGGTTCTGGAATTGCAGACTTTATTACCGCATTCTCCGCCGCCAGCGCCGCGCACTTGGCCTCAAGAGCGGCAACCACTTCCTGATGGTCTTTGTACTTAACGTATGAGCCGGAGATGTCATCACCTTCGGTGTTTAGCCATGCGTCATTGCAATTCACTGCGTAGGTTCTGATGCTCATGTTGATGCTCTCCCGCCCCTGACAGACGCCAGGCCAGTCAATAAAGTATCCGCACAATGCCTACCCTCAGACGTGCGCGCAGGATAAATGCCGTTATGACCCGGCAAAATATATGCTACCCATTCATCTTGCGTTGCCTGTTCCGCCGCCTCGCGCAGTGCCTGATAGTCAATCTTGCTCACTGGTCGCCTCCTTCATAAAAATAATCCAGTGGGTCTTGTCACCCTTTCCTGTTCGTTGACCGATAACAGGCTTTCTGTCGGTCAGTGCCAATATCTGGCGAACAGGTATTTGCGTTTCATTCCATTTAAAAATCAGAACGCTGTATGGCCGCAACACACGAAAGGCTTCTTTAAATCCCTGCCGCAAATCATCACGCCAGGTATCTTTATTCAGCCGTCCATATTTCTTTCCCATCCAGGCGTTATCACCAACACGCTCAAGATGCGGAGGGTCGAATACAACAACCGGAAACGATGCGTCTGCAAATGGTAATGCACGAAAATCTGCTATCAGGTCAGGGCTAATTATCAGTCTTCGTCCATCACATAATGTGTGCTCTTCCTTTCTGATATCGCTAAATATCGCCCGGTCGTCATTCTTATCGAACCAGAACATGCGGCTGCCACAGCACATATCAAGAATGGTTGCCGGTGCACTCACTGCGCTACCTCCTGAAAATTACCCTGATAAAACGACAATATGCGCTGCATAACTTCGCTCTTCCGGCACTCGCGACAGATTATGTTCTGACGCCTGTCGTAGCGGCGTATTTCGCCGTCTGGTAATAGCCAGATAAGGTCCGGATCAACCACAGATGGTTTCTTCAGCTTTGCCCTTGAGAGTTTTTTGCGGGCGTTTTGCCAGTCCTTGCGCGCCTGCTCAGACGGGAATACTCCGTAACCGGAATTGTAAACATCACCACTGGCGGCCAGCTCCATGCATAAACGACCGACAGACGCATGACTGACACCAATTTCATCCGATAACTGCCGAATCGTGCCTCGTCCGTTAAGGCGTACGAATTCCACGATCAGCCCTTTAATTTTTTCCCGCTCTTCTTGTGTAAAAACTTTTGCCACAAGCCCTCCTGAAAATTACCTCATGACCAGAAATTAACACTTACCCCCTGAAGCCCGGCGGAATTTCAGTGTCCGGTTCAGAAATGTGATTCACGCAACGCTGCGCAGGCGAACGCCCCAGGCGGATAACCAGTTCATCCCATTTTTCCCGGAGTTTTGCCGGACTCATGATGTTTTTTACCCAGAACGAATCCCGCTGGAGACGCCCAAACATTTCACAAATTTGTCTGTGAGTTCTGCCATCCAGCATCCGCATTGTGCGAACGTCATTGGCCCATGCTGTCCAGTTGGGTTCTTTCGGTCTAGTGATCTCGCCATCATAGCTGGCCGCCTGCTCGTAAAGACTCACGATTCGTCCCCAGATCCACTGTGCGCACACCAAATCTTCCTGACTTCCCCACTGGCGTTTTTTCGCACTGAACACAACCGCGTCAGGGTGTCGGGTTAAAAAATCCTGTTCAGCCGTCTGCGGGTCCGGTTGCGAAGCGTCCGGACAAGAAGATCTTTTATCTGACGGATCAGGTTTTAATACTGACGGATCGGGGTCAATCATCGGCCCCCTAATCGGCAGTTTTTTATCAACAGTTGATCCATCAAAATTTGACGGGTCAACCGTTGAGGGGTCAATATTTGACGGGTCAACTGTTAACGGGTCATTTTTTGCCGGGCTAATTTTTCTTTTCGGTTTATATGACTCACGCGCCGCCGCCGCAGCTGCTTCGAGTTTTTCCACATTAAGCCGATAGATATTGCTTACATTACGCCCACCGACCTTACGCTCTTCCTTCGTCAGCCAGCCCTCTTTCGCCAGTTCTGCAATAGCCGATTTCACTGTGGATTCACTTCTTGCACCGATCTGACGCCGGATAGTTTCAATGGCAGGCCATGACACGCCCTCGTCATTGCTGTAGTCTGCAAGACGGGCCATAACCGCCACCCTGGATAAGATCATGCCGGTGAAGGCGCACCCTTCCCAGACAAGACCATGAAGCTTGCTGCTCATAAAACCCCCGAACACCGTGCTTTTAGTGCATCACCACAGCATTCCCTGCCGGGCCGCCGCGATTCATCTGGTCATACAAAACAACCGCTGACGCAACAAAATCATCGACATCCTTCACCAGCCGATCCCTCCGTTCGACGATCTCACGGTAATATTCAGAACTGTGGCTGCGCATACGGGCCACCAGCAAAGGCGGCATCGCCTTTTCGATCGCCGGTAACAGAGCCTGCATTTTTTCAACAGCATCAGGGGTGTCTTTATCCAGCCAACGGAAAATTTTCTGGGTATTACGGGCCAGGGCTTCCGGATGGCTGTCGTCATACAGTTCCGGGAACGTCATTCCCAGCTCGAAATACGCTTTGGTAATTTTCGCAGCCGGCACTTTTTCGCCGTCCGGATGCGCCCAGACATTCATCGCCATGCGGATGTGTTCATGCTTGATTTTCATGAATCAAGCTCCTAGAAAGTGGTTGTGTTAACGTTTTGGTATCTTCCAGCTCGGGCCAAATATTCATCCAATCAAAAGGCCTTAGTTGCTGACGTGTAACTTCACCATTACTGGCTCGCTCAATAAGGACACATAACGATGCCCCTAACACTTGACCTTTACTCAATGCCTTTCTTAGATAACCGATGCTGGTACCACACTCGCATGCAAACATACGCTGTTCATCTGACGAAAGAGAATTGAGAAATATTCTTAATTCTTCCATAGCTACTCCTTAGTAAACACAGCAAAGAATACCCACAGGTAAACAAAAGTCAATACCCACAGGTTGTTTACCTTGCGGTAATCGCATCTATTATTTACCTATGGACAAATATGAATTTAGACGACAGCAACTCATCAAAATTCGTGATGAGAAATGCGATGGTAAAGCGGTTAACGTGGCCAGAAAGATCGGGCGCGAGCCTTCTTATGTATCAAGAATGTTGTACCCAGAGGGGAAAAAGGGAAAAAAACGGATCGCTGATGATATGGTGGAGATTATCGAAGAGTCCTTTGGGTTACCCCGGGGATGGATGGATGGTATCGTTTCATCATCAACGAACACAGCCTCCAGTTATGAAACAAGGGTTCTAACGCCACGACAACGTATTTTTTTAGATCTCTTAGACGAACTGCCAGAAAGTGAAGCGGATAAATTATTAAAAACTCTTGAAGAGAAAAAACAGTATTACAATATGATCTACGAAGAAATCCGTAAAAAGAAAGCACAAAACGCATCATAGCTCACCAAACAACTAGTCACCAGTTAAGACACCGCAAAAATTTACCCATGGGTATTTACTTTTTAAATACCTATGGGTATCCTTCTTTTCATACCAACCCACCCCGCCCCACAGAACGCCAGGCAATACTTCGAGTTACCCGGCAGTGGTCAGGGGTTAAGTAGCCAGCCCGAGGCGTATGAACATGACGGCGGGAACACTTTATATAACAGCGCAGCAGTTTTTTAGTTCCGCTACCCCGGCGTTAAGGGGAAATGAGGTCAGCATGGATACTATCGATCTTGGCAACAGCGAATCTCTGGTATGTGGCGTGTTCCCCAACCAGGACGGTACGTTCACCGCAATGACGTATACCAAAAGCAAAACGTTTAAAACCGAAAATGGTGCCCGTCGCTGGCTGGAAAGAAACTCAGGTGAGTGATATGGATTTTGACACAATCATGGAAAAGGCTTACGAAGAATACTTCGAAGGCCTTGCCGAAGGCGAAGAAGCTCACAGCTTCAACGAATTTAAACAGGTGCTTTCCAGTTCGGCAAAATCTAACGGCTGATAAGCGAAACAGCACCGCGAGGAATCAGTATGCAGAAACGAGAACCCGTCATCATCGCGCCAGACTATACCGATGATGAACTTTATGAGTGGATGCGCCAGAAAATTAATGCAGCGCAGGATCTGAAATGGGCCAATGAAGCCAGGACTAAGCAGGCTGAAAATCTGTCCGCTCTGGAGCAGGATATCACCAGGCTGGAAAAAGCAGCGGCATTAAGCATTGCCAGAATGGTTACATACCCACGTTAATAGCTAACCAACGAGGCTAATAATGGAATTTAAAGATTTACCAATGCCATTCCAGGAAATGGCAGCGAATATAGTTCGTTCCCAACTGGCGACTCTTGACCTGAGTACCGTAGAAAAAGAAACCATCGATACTATATCCGGTAACGTGCGTCGTGCCTTTATCGGTCTGTACGAAGAGAAGCAGCTCTCTGATAACCAGGATTTACATGAAAAATACTTCCTGGATCTAATGGACATCATTGATAAGGGGTTTGGCTTGTTAATGAAAAAGAAAGGGATTCGAATAGAACCCCTTGAAAATTACTTTGCAACAAAAAGCATTAATTCTTTTGATTCAAAATAAGAGAATTAATTACAGACTTAACATGCTCTTTCTCATGATTGAAGCTCTCATGATTGAAAGTGCCGGGTTGAAGCGAGTCGATATAATCAACAAGACTCTGTCGTACGACTTCATTTTTATCCATAACAGATGCAAGAAATGAAATTGCTAAAAGAGTTATATCACTACGCGCCGCAGCATGCTGCAATGCTTTATCAAAATTATTAATCTGGCGTATCAGGGAGTTAATGATTTCATCATTTTCAGTCGACATTTCACCCTCCTGAGGGTTGGTGATTAAGGAGTTCTCCACGGGTGAGGTGGAGTGCGTGCGCCGGACACGGGTGAGCATCCGGCACTGACAGTTTACTGAAAGGATATTTCCCTGAAAAGTCAGACCATAACGCGAAAGCGCTCGGTGAGGTAGCTGGTTCATAGATAGCCTGTCGTTAAATTTTCGTCGACCGTGCGCTTCCGGTTGTGGCAATCCGCGAAATGGCGCGGCGGTAAGTATGGCGGGGTTATTCCTTCCCCCGTTGAGGACACCGGGTTGTCAGGTTGACCATACGCTTAAGTGACAACTCCGCTGCAACGCCCTCTGTTATCAATTTTCTGGTGACTTTTGGCGGTATCAGTTCTACTCCGTGACTGCTCTGCCGCCCTTTTTAAAGTGAATTTTGTGATGCGGTGAATGCGGCTCAGCGCACGCGGAACAGTTAAAACAAGCGGTCTTTTACGGGCGTAACGGGAATGCTCTGTATCCGACGTTAATTGTTAACTGGTTAACGTCACCTGGAGGCACCAGGCACCGCATCAACAAAGTTCACTTCGGTGATGAAAGGTAGAGAAAATGTTGAATGTAGCTATTGAAAACCAGAACGGGTGGAATTATAGTGCACCTGCACCTCATAAAACGGGTGCCGGGCGTGGAAACCCGAAATCATTCACGGCGCATAACCGCGCTCAGGCGGTTTTTTTATGCGTTAAGCACAGCCACATTCGCATTATGGTGGGGCGTGCAGGGCAGCCGCAAGGCTGGCCGGGTTCCGTGATGACCGGTATTTCCACCCCTGTACGTCTCACCACCCTTATGGTCGTGGAAAACCTCGGTGGTGAGTTAATCAAATTCATCGCGGAGGCTGCCATCATGGCTACTATCCTTACCCTTTCTCACCCTGACGTAACCATCGAAAATGGTCGCGCTGTCACTACGTCTGTTGCGATCGCCGAGTTCTTTGGCAAACGCCACGAACGAGTGTTGGATAAAATTCGCAATCTGGACTGTTCAGCAAAATTCACTGAGCACAATTTTGTGTCAAGCGAATACACCGACTCAACCGGGCGCAAACTCCCAATGTACCAAATCACCAAAAACGGCTTCGTTTTCCTGGTGATGGGCTTCACTGGCAAAAAAGCCGCTGCATTTAAAGAGGCATACATTGCTGAGTTCGACCGCATGGAAGCAGAACTGCGCCAGAATAACGCCCCGTCTCCCGACAAAATGATTCACGGGGACGGACGCACCCTGGTTATCCGTCTCGACGAACACGGCAATATCAAATTCACTGAAACCGTTCCTGACGACGCAATGGTCTGCACCCTGGATACCTTCCGGTTTTATCTGGAGAAACAAGGATGGACTCTTGTAAACCGGAGCGCAATTAAAAATATGACTGTGGAGCAATTGCTAAAAATTCATTGTTGAGGACGCGATAATGGAAACGTCACTACCAAACGTTAATACGTCTGACGGGTGCTTTAATATTGGTGTTCTGCTCAGTAACAGGGATTTCACCGAGGATGCAATCAATATGAGAAAATATGAACCCTACCTGCTGAATGACAATTCCATACTCTCCAGAATTGCCCTTCTTAAACTCGGTATTTTCGGAGAGTGGCGATGAACACATTATTCGTACTCATTTTGACTGTACATCTCAATACTGGTGAGTCGCTTGATGCAATCACCGGCATGTACAACTCAATGAAAGAATGCATGGCTGCCGCAGCGGAACAGAAAATTCCCGGCAACTGTTATCCGGTCGATAAAGTTATTCACATGGACAATAACGAAATCCCGGCAGGATTAAAAACAGCGCCGTAATTAATATCCAGTTTCATTTTTATATGCCAGCAATGGCAGGGATTTGTTCACCCTTAAATCTGTAATGAGGTAAAACAAAATGAGTAAAGTCTTTATTTGCGCCGCCATTCCGGACGAACAGGCAATAAAGGAAGAAGGTGCCGTCGCTGTAGCCACTGCCATTGAAGCCGGTGATGAACGTCGCGCCCGCGCAAAATTTCACTGGCAATTCCTGGAACATTATCCGGCTGCTCAGGACTGCGCTTATAAATTTCTTGTCTGCGAGGATAAACCCGGTATACCCCGCCCTGCCCTAGATTCCTGGGATGCTGAATATATGCAGGAAAACCGCTGGGATGAGGCGTCTGCTTCCTTTGTCCCGGTTGAGACTGAATCAGATCCGATGAACGTCACTTTTGACAAGCTGGCCCCTGAAGTACAGAACGCTGTCATGGTTAAGTTCGACACATGTGAAAACATCACCGTTGATATGGTGATTAGCGCGCAGGAATTGTTGCAGGAAGACATGGCAACATTCGACGGACATATCGTTGAAGCGTTGATGAAAATGCCAGAAGTTAACGCCATGTATCCGGAGCTTAAGCTGCATGCCATCGGGTGGGTTAAGCATAAATGTAAGCCTGGTGCCAAATGGCCCGAAATTCAGGCAGAGATGCGCATCTGGAAAAAACGTCGCGAAAATGAACGCAAGGAAACCGGAAAATACACGTCTGTTGTTGATCTCGCCCGCGCCAGAGCCAATCAACAGCACACTGAAAATTCAACAGGAAAAATCAACCCGGTCATTGCTGCCATTCATCGCGAATACAAGCAGACATGGAAAACACTGGATGACGAACTGGCCTACGCTCTCTGGCCTGGTGATGTGGATGCCGGAAACATTGACGGCAGCATCCATCGCTGGGCAAAAAATGAAGTTATCGACAACGACCGCGAAGACTGGAAGCGTATCTCGGCATCAATGCGCAAACAGCCTGATGCCCTTCGCTACGACCGCCAGACTATTTTTGGCCTTGTCCGTGAACGTCCGATCGACATTCACAAAGACCCTGTGGCACTGAACAAATACATTACTGAATACCTGACTACAAAGGGCGTGTTTGAAGATGAAGGAACAAATCAGAGCGCAACTGATACTCTCTCGTCGCCAGTACCAGAAACTGATGCAGTGGAAACGGCAATTCCGGACAACGAAAAAACCGAATGCAAAGTGGAAGTCGAACCATCTGTAGAACGTGAGGGGCCGTTCTACTTCCTCTTCACCGACAAGGATGGCGAAAAATACGGTCGCGCAAACAAACTTTCTGGTCTGGATAAGGCGCTGTCTGCTGGGGCTACTGAAATCACGAAAGAAGAATATTTCGCCCGCAAAAACGGTACATACTCAGGTTCACAACAAAATACTGGTGCATCTGACACGACCGCACAACCAGGGTCAGTAAAAGTTACCGCTGACGAAGTAAACAAAATTATGCAGGCAGCCAATATCAGCCAGCCTGACGCCGATGAACTGCTTGCAGTATCACGTGGTGAATTTGTTGAAGGGATTAGCGACCCGAATGATCCGAAATGGGTTAAGGGGAACCAGACCCGCGATTCTGTGAACCAGAACCAGCAAGAAACGGAACAGAACGACCAGAAAGCGGAACAAAACAGCCCAAATGCGTTACAAAACAGCCCAAATGCGTTACAAAACGAGCCAGAAACGAAACAGCCTGAATCAGTGGCGCAACAGGAAGTGGAAAAAGTCTGCACCGCCTGCGGTCAGACCGGCGGCGGCAACTGCCCTGATTGTGGCGCGGTAATGGGCGACGCAACATACCAGGAAACATTCGATGAAGAGTATCAGCCTGAAGTTCAGGAAGATGATCCGGAGGAAATGGAAGGCGCTGAACATCCACACAAGGAGAACACTGGCGGCAATCAGCATCACGATAGCGATAATGAAACTGGCGAGACGGCAGATCACTCAATTAAGGTGAACGGTCATCAAGAAATCACATCCACCAGCAGGACGTGTGACCATCTAATGATCGACCTTGAAACCATGGGAAAAAATCCTGATGCCCCGATCATCTCAATAGGTGCAATATTTTTCGATCCGCAAACCGGAGATATGGGACCGGAATTTAGTAAGACTATCGATCTGGAAACTGCTGGCGGAGTCATTGATCGGGACACCATTAAATGGTGGCTTAAGCAATCACGCGAAGCGCAATCTGCCATTATGACCGATGAAATCCCGTTAGATGATGCACTGTTACAATTGCGGGAATTTATCGACGAAAACTCCGGTGAATTTTTTGTTCAGGTTTGGGGAAATGGAGCCAACTTCGACAACACGATTTTGCGCCGTTCATACGAACGGCAGGGGATCCCCTGCCCGTGGCGTTACTACAACGATCGCGATGTACGCACAATCGTTGAGCTGGGGAAAGCCATAGACTTCGATGCCAGAACGGCTATTCCATTCGAAGGTGAGCGCCATAATGCACTTGATGACGCCCGTTACCAGGCAAAATACGTTTCAGCTATCTGGCAAAAACTGATCCCAAATCAGGCTGATTTTTAATGTTCAACCCCGGTCGTTGCCCACCAGCTATAGTGGCGGCGACCATGATTAGCGAACGACGCTCATGGCAAGACTTATTTTGCTCACTGAGTGGGCAAAAGAGGAATTCAGTGAACCGGTCCCTACTCCGAGTACGTTAAGTAAATACGCTAAAGCCGGAATGATATTTCCTCTCCCCAAAAAAGTTGGAAGACGCTGGCGAGTGGATCCGCAAGCTCGCTTTGTCGGAATGGTAAACAAGCCGGAGGTGATCGCCACAGATCACCCTGCTTTGAAGAGGATACTGGAAGATGGCGCGCCCGCGAAAATATAAAACCGATGTTCCGGGATTATCTCCGTATTTTGACAAAAGAAATAACAAAGTTTACTGGCGTTACAGGCATCCCATAACAGGCAAAAATCACGGTCTCGGCAGTATTGACCAGAAACTGGCAGAAACTATTGCAGCAGAAGCGAACAGCCGTCTTGCCCGGCAGCAAATGGAACAAATGCTCAGTCTGCAGGAGAAAATTATTAGTGATACCGGCGGTTCATCAACCGTTACCATTTTTCTGAATAATTACAGAAAAATTCAACAGGAAAGATATGAAAACGGCGAGATCAAACTCAACACGCTGAAACAGAAAGCGGCCCCTCTCAGGGTATTTGATGAACGTTTTGGCACCAGACCGTTAGATGCCATAACCGTAAAAGATGTGGTATCAGTACTGGAAGAGTACAAGGCCAGAGGACATAACAGAATGGGACAAATTTTCAGGAAAGTACTGATCGATGTTTTCCGGGAAGCTCAGCAAACGGGCGATGTCCCGCCAGGCTTTAACCCTGCAGAATCGGCAAAAAAACCGCAGGTGCGGATATCAAGACAGCGACTGACTTTTGATGAGTGGATGATGATTTATAACGCAGCGGAAAAGAATGGTTACTTTTTACAGCGCGGTATGCTGCTGGCACTGATGACAGGCCAGCGCCTTTCAGATATTTGCAAAATGCAATTTTCGGATATCCGGGATGGTTATCTTCATGTCGAACAGCAAAAAACAGGAACCCGGATTGCCATCCCTCTGGCTCTGCGTTGCGATAAATTAAATCTCACCCTGGATGATGTAGTGTCATCCTGCCGCGATTGCGTTCTTAGTCCGTGGCTATTGCACCACCATCACGCGAAAGGGACAGCTAAGCGCGGCGGGATGGTTAAGCCAGCAACATTAACCGTTGCATTTAAAAAAGCCCGGGATTCTGTGGATTACAACTGGCGTGCTAATGGCACCCCACCCTCTTTCCATGAGCAGAGATCTTTATCAGAGCGATTGTTCAGAGAGCAGGGGGTTGATACCAAAATTTTGCTAGGCCATTCGAATCAAAAAATGACCGATATTTACAACGACGCACGCGGTAAGGAATGGAAAAAACTGGTCATTTGA